GAATTAACGCAACTGTGTCACGATTTTCCAATGCATGCTGCGTTCTTGTAGAACCAGCTTTTCGCCCTCGTTCTTGTGCCTTTTCCTTTGTGATTTTGTAATTATCACTAGCAGCACCAAGTTTCACACCTTGCGACTTCTTAACTGCAAGTGCCTTCTTTGTTCTATCGCTAGTCAATTCTCTTTCATATTGTGCGACTGCCGCAAACACACCGAGAATCATAGTATTGACGGCAGGCATATCTGTGAAATGAATGTCAATGCCTGTGTTAATCACTTTAAATGTGAACTCGACATCGCGGGCAAGGCGGTCAAGTTTAGCAATAACCAACGGCATATTGTTGGACTTGCAATAATCAATAGCAGACCACAATCCTTTGCGGTTACGATGTGTCCCGCTTTCTACATCGACAAACTCTTTTGCAAGTTCACCGTTATGTTGTTCAATAAACGTGGCACACATCTTCCGTTGAGCCTCGAGTCCAAGACCGCTCCGACCTTGTTTTTGCGTTGATACACGCAAGTATGTAACGTATTTCATAATGTTTTCACTTCGATTCTAAAATCATCGTCCGTAACCTTAATGCCCATATCTTGGCATTGTTTCTTTATCTCAACCTTACAGTCTTGACAATATTCATAGCTACCAGTGTCGTACAAGCAATCATCAAAATAGATTGCGTAATAGTTAATTTTGTTATCGTCCATATTATTCTTTCAATTTTCGCCCGTCAATAATAGTCTTATCATCTAGTGTAATGTAAATCTTTTCAACACCATCCCATTTTTTTCTATTGAAAATTGCGTAATACAACTTTTCCGCACCTTCCGCAACATTGATGCAAAGTTCACAATTTTTATCGTGTTGCAGTTTCTTGAATTCATCTTTGTAACGCTCGAGTGCGTTTTTGAAATCAAAAAACACATCGCATCCGCATTCGCATTGCACCACCCACACATAAGGTGAACCACCGATTCTGTATTGTAAATTAGCCATTGTTGTTTTAATTTTAAAGATTAAATATGTTCGATATAAATTTGTTGTATGTAATCCTCACTAGCAAGGTCGAAAACTTTTTCCTTGAAATCTTGCCAATCAACAAACCTATAATCCTTGCAACACAAAGGCAAGGTTATATCATTGCATTCTGAGCAAAATGTCATAATTGGTATTCCGTTGCGAGTAGTGATTTCGTGACTTGCCAACCAATAATAATCAGAACCGTTAAATTCCATAACTAATTGCATATCGTGGTCGCCCATTAACTCGTTTACTCTTGCGTTCACCTCATCCCAAAGATTGTTGAGATATTCTAATGTTTTGATTGTCATAGTTGTAAGTTTTATTGTCGCTCGCCGCAAGCAAACCCACGGTGAGCGACTGGTTATATTGAATCAGTTTTAGTCAACGAAATCGAAATAGTAGTTAATTGCATCATCGTTGTCTGTGAAGTTGTCGAAGTACAAATCTTTAATACGATAGTACATTTCGCTGTACCATATACTCCATGATTTGTTGTTTCGTGCAGCGTGTTCCCAAGCCTTGAGGTTGACCGAAATAATCAATTCGGCAAATGCCTCGTAGTCATTCATGCACCAATCAATTAACTCTCGCTCGATTGTGTCGTATGTGGCAGCAATACCCTCTTTCGGCAAGAACCATTCGGCAATGCTCATGTCGCTCGTGAATGTAAACTTGCGTTTTGTATCCTCTCGCAAGTTCATTTCCATGTTGTGTTCGCACCAAGCACCATACACAAGCGGATTTAAGCAACCACGTTGTTTCAATTCTTCTGCTCTCAATGGTTCGGGTACAATTTCGATGTTGTTCTTGATGTCCTTAACACGCTGGATAAACTCTTGCTTTTTCATAATCTAAAAAGTTTAAAAGTGAATAATGTTAGTTAATTGTGGCGGGTGTGGTTTCCACTACCACTACACTGGTCAACTTGAACCCGCCTAGGATTATTTTCTCATTCCACGACCGCCCATCTTTAAAAGGTCTCCGTTAAGGATTGCACCAAGCAATCCAAATATGATAATTATCGTCATGCTAATCTTCGTTTTGAGAGTTAATAAAATCTGCAAGTCCATCTAGGTCACGGACACTCTCCATGTGTCGCTTTTGTTCTCCGATTCGTTTTGCTAGTTCGCTCCACGTTCTGATTTCAACTTGGTCTTTGCTTTTATATCTGTCATACACCCTTCGCTCCGCATCGTCAAAAATGAAATTGCAGTATACACCTCCAAACTTGTCGGTCATGAAGAACACGCTGCCGAACCCGTACTTGTCTAGCGGACTCTCATCAACTTCACACATCGTTTGCGCTACCTTTGCAATGGCCACACAGACCTCTGCAAACACGTCAAAGCCAAACTCGTTGATGTTATCCGTCTTTGCAGATGCAATTTTTTGAAATACGCTCATATTGTTTAATATATTATTTTATTTATTACTATTAATATTACCATGTCGTTTTGTGTGCATCAATAGCGCAGATGATGCCTTGTAAATAAGAAACAAATTCCTTAGTACTCTTGCGGCAGTCGAAACCAAACGTGCCGCGCAAATGCCTGTGACCATGTTCCTCGTCGATGATGTACATGTTCCAACCTCCGTATCCGCTATGATAATCTGTTGAGTAGTTAGAACCCAACCTGCGATTGACATAATCCAAAATTTCCTTTACTTGCTTTTTTGTGTAACGCATAACACTTGATTTTTAATTGTTAGTATTTATTTTTGTTTCGCTTTCGAAATTAAGAATAACGCAGCCAACCACAATGCAGATGGTTGCAATTATAATTCCGCTTGCGCTCTCAAGCGCATTGCCGAATATGCTGTTGAGGACACCATGCGACACAAGCAATGCCCCAATTAAATCTTTCTTTGTCATAGTTTTACATTTAATTTTTTGCATAACCGAATGAACTTCTGTGCGATTCGCTCATACCATGTGGCAACGAATCGCTCTGTTGAGTTCTCTGTCTTGCAATATCCCCACGCCCTTCCGACTTCCACAATCGTGTTTCTGTCGTGCGGAATTGCAATGTAGAGCGGCTTCTGCTTTAAAAATTCCGCAAATGTATCTACGTTTAATTTAACATCTGTCGTTTCGATATCCCAACACCATTCATCAAGAATGTATTCACAAATAATGTATTCACACATTTCCTTGTGCGAGTGGAATGACACATCCTTATTCGCAATCTGGATGGCATTCAAAATATATCGCCATTGAATTTCTTGGCGGGTCTTTCTGTTAAATTGAATGTTATAGTTCTTGTCCATATTTATTATTTTAAATTTAGAAGTTCGTTGAGCGTTTTCATTCGCTTATCCATGAGCGCAATCAGCTTATCTTTGTACCCGAATTTCGGGTGCAAAGCAAGCCAATCTTTCTTTGACTTGTTGTCGAAAATGATGAACAGAATGGCCGCGTCTTTTGCAAGACTCATGTCTTCATCTGTTTCACACAACATTACTCGGTCAGGGGAAATCATACACTCAAACCTGTCACCGTTTTCCTTTCCGCTAATCACACCAAGTGAACCGCCAGCCCAATCGTGGGCTGATTCAACATAGGCATATTCGCCTTCGTGCTTGCCGCTGATGATGCGGACAAACTTTCCTATATATTCGATGCAGTTTTCCATATTGATATGCACTTGGTTCGTGTCGTGCGCAACTTTTATGTTAGTTATCAATAATTGTGCGAACGATGCTATCGCATGTCATATTTCGTATCTCATTAAAGCTTACGCAATGACAGTTTCGCATCTCTTTTTTTACATACGGCATTGTTTTTTTATCATTCACACGACCATATCCGTCGCTGAAATTTTCCTTTATTCTAGCTGTGATTTCCATCCAACGGAAGTGATGCCGACGAAGCATCGATGGATTAACTAACGGATAAACCATCTTCACGATGTCTATCGGCTGTGTTGCGTTTTTAATCTTAATTGCCATACCGACAACTTGGTCGTATGACTTATTAATAACCGCTTCACCGACATATAGATTCACTCGAGTCCCATTAGACTCTATCGACATAATCGCCTTGAACAATTCGATTGTTGTTGTGATGATTTCTTCCGTGCTAACCGTGCAATCGATACACATGTTAAAGAAAACGTCCATAACACGCTCTTTAACTTTAACACGCTTGATTGCAATCATGTTGGTTGGAATTCCCGCAATGTAGTTTGGCACATGCGGAACTGCGCCACATACACTCACAAATTTCTTTGTGGTAGGTTTTGTAGCCGCATACTTTCGAATCATTGTCTTGATTGAGTAGTTTCCATCAAGACGTTTCGCGGTTTCTTCGTCACCCCAGAGATAAAGCTTATCGGCAGCACTATAAGATGATGTGCCAGTAAAGCTTTTACTACCATTTCTCGATGACTCTTTCTTGAAAGCTGGTTGAACTTTCCCACTCTCAAGATATCTGTGATATTCGCTCATGTTGGCGAACTTGTGAAATAATACGTCCATTGTCGTGGTTTGTTTGTGATTTAACAAAGTTAACAAAGCCCGTTCATTGCGTCAGCCCAACTTGTTACCAGACCTTTGCTCGAAAGGTTATTGTACAAAACGCGGATATCTTCCGCATCCATGCCCTTGAACAATCCACGCTCAAGTGCAGTGCGCTTGTTGTTGTCGTGTGTGTGCAGATACTTGGTTGCTCGCATCGATGCAACAAGCTGAATGTGCGACTTCTCAATTGATTGCCGCAAGTCCTGCATAAAATCGACTAATTCTTTGTCACCTCCAGCCATCACGGGCAATTCGATTCGCTCATCGTAGTACGTTTTGTAGAAGATGAAACGGTCTCGGCTGCTTGCGTCAATCACGTTTGCAGCAACATACTCGTTACTTGCACCCGTCATTGTGGTATTGCCTGCGGCAACAACCCTAAAGTTCGGGTGTGCCTCAACATTACCCACAACAGGGAATGTGAATCGGCGGTTTGCCAACAATGTGTTAACGATGGTTGTCGCACTTTGCGCGCTCCTATCGAACTCGTCGAAGAACAACAGCCCACCCTTCGTTACCGCCTCGTAAAGCGGTGTTGGCACATACTTTCCGCTAGCATCTCCATAGCCAGCGACTTCGTGTGCGAACTCAACTTGGTTGAGTTCGTAGTATGGCAAACCGAGTGCATCAGCCAGTTGTTTTGCTGTGTGCGATTTGCCTGTGCCAGCTGGGCCGTACATGTACACCGCATAGCCAGCAGCGAGGTCACGCACCATATCGTCGAAGCCATCCATTGTCAATCCTTCGACCTTGGTCTTCGTCCCATCTGGCAACTCAATTTTGAGCGAGCGTGCCTTCTCTTCGGCAACACGCTTCAAGTCGGACATTTCTGCGTCCACCTTTGCACGGATTGATGCTTCGATTTGTTCGGCCACATTTTGGAACACTGGAGCGAAAACCTGTGCAAGACCACCTTCGAGCCCACTCACATTGAATGTAGCTGGCTTCGGCTCAGACTTGGGCTGTGGTTCGGGCTGTGGCACTGGTTCTGTCTTGGGCTCGTCCTTAGCCTCGCGCTTCGGCTCTTCCTTGTCTTCCTTGGGTTCCGTCTTAGGCTTCCGAGGTTTTCGGGTTGTATCTACTTCCCAGTCATCATCGAGCCCAAGGATATCGCATGTTACGGTTGTGTCCTTAAATTCCACTTCTCGCCTCTCGCCAGTTCGCACCATCATTGGATAGATTTCAAAAAATCTATCGCTTTTCTTTGGTGCCCACACGTCGGCAATAAGAGTTCCGTCGCTGTCAATGTTTACGTTTTTTACGTTTACAACTTCTCCAGTCTTGGTGTTTTTTACCTTCATATAAGAATACAGTTCCACTTGCGCTTAGGCACTGAAAACCTTGCGGGGCATTTTGCCCATGTGAATATTTATTTCGCTTTCTTTCTTTCGATTTGCTCGGCAATCTCAATCGCCCATAACGATAGGGCAAAAACAATTGCAGGGCTCATGCCTACCAATTGCACCCAAACGTTATTGCGGTCTACCAAGCCAGCATCAATGCAGATAAACACACCGCACATTGCGCACATTGATAGCACGAATGCCACCATGCACATGACCATAATTTTGTCGCTCATACCGCAAACATTTTTACGTTTACACATTTTGTCGGTGCAAAGTCTCCCCACAAATTGACTTCTTCCTGCGGAATGTACCAAATATCCATCCGACTTCCGCTAACTTGTTGCCAATCCTTGACAACAACGCCGTTACGCTCAGCCCACATTTTGAGCCAGTTCAAGATTTTAAATTGCATACTACACACGTTTCCTCGGCAATGCCTGTCAACGATAACCGCTCTGGTTAAACACAACCCACCACACCCAATTATTTTATTAATCGGGTGTGGAGACGCACGAGCCTAATGCCTAATTTATACTCGCTCGGTCGAGTAACGGCTTACTTTGCCTTCATAGCTTCAACCTGTGCAAGCGCACGAACCAACTTCGCGGGAGTCCAAGTATTGCATGCTTGGACGATGAACTCCTTCTCGGGTTTGCCGTTTGCATCACGCATCGGGACTTTCACCTTAATCGGCTGGCCCTTCTCGTCGAGAAGCTTCGTGCCGTCCTCGTCATAGGCGTAGGCATCACGCATTTTGGTCTTAGTGACAATCATTCCGAAACCTTGCTTTTTGCCCTTCTTGTCAACAAGCTCGGCAACCGACAACCGTTTTTGCAGATTCTTGAACTCGACCTCCTCACGGGTCTTAATCCCGACGGCCTCGAATGCTGGTTGCATAATTTTCCAGCCAGCCACCATACCGCAAAACTTGACAACCTGCGACAAGCTGGTGAACTCCTTCTCGCTAGCTTTTAGTGCAGCCTGCACCTTCTTGTCATTCATCACATTGTTAGTGCTCTCATATACTTTTGCGTTATTCATAATACCACGATTCCACGGCTTAAGCCTGTCATCGAGAACCGATTTAGTGAATAAAATTTGAATTAAAATTTGTTAGGAGTGCGGGACTTGAACCCGCCCGAACTTTCGCCCGTCGCCCACCAATTTACTCCCTATATTTTCGACCTATTTTTGGCCGCCGTGCCTCCTATTCAATGCTAACTCTAACTAACTACTTTTGCGTTTTACAATGTTATCGGCACATTGCTAGAATGTGCTGAATTAAACATTTGGTTGCAATTTTTTGCAATTTAATGCACGATGCTAGACCGGAAATGCAGCCAAATAGACCAAACTACTACAAAAGTAGGCCGCGAATTCTTTCGAACTTTGCGGACTTTATTCGCCTACAATGATGCTATTTGCACTATTGTTTTACGGCTGGTTTATTCAAAAAATACTTCGTTTCCTTTTTGGTCAAAATGCGATTTGTACTTTCTTCACCAAAAGTTTATATCGCTCCCAAAAATAGACGGTTGTTTCTTTCTTAAACTCCTCGGGTTCCGCTGGTTATTGCCTGTAGGCGGTTCTTTCTCCCTAACCGTTTCGTTATCAGCAAACGGCTAAAACCTAGATTTTTTTACGGCCTTCTCTGGCCCTTTGTTCGCTACCTTTTTCAGCCTCCAAAATCAGCCTCCGACTTTTATGCTTCGATGAGGTATAACACCGAAATGAGAACTCTTTGCTGCATTGCAGCGGGTTGATCGGTTTGGATTGTTTTCCGTCAATACTACTTTGCACTAAGTAGCCAGTGTGCTAGTTTTGTCTAAGTACACTTTGTGAACTTTTGACACTGCAAAGTTAATGCTTTTTTCGTGGGTAAAACAAATTATTTTATGACTTTAACATAACATTAACATTTAGGCTATCTTTGTAAACAAATGTGAATTCCCTTTTTCTATTAATAAGGTATATATAGAATTGTATTAATATTAATTGTTTTATTACTGGTTAACAGATAGTTATAAACTAAACTTACTATTAATTAATCGTTTATATTATCTTAAATTCTAAGTTTAAGTATATTTGATTAAGTTAATAGTATAGTAGTAGACAATTAAAGCATATTTATAAATTATTTGTATCATGATAATTGTGGCGAAAATTGTCAAAAAACGACAATTTGCTATTTTGGGGCAAAAACGAATGTTTTACGACAAAAATAACGTTTAACGGCGTTTTTATCTGAAATTCAGTCGTTTATGAATCTTAAACGAACAATTAGCCGAAATAAATCGCCAAAATTGCGTTTTTTGCCGTTTTTAGCACGATTTAGCTTGCAGGGTAGTGGGGGGATAGTCGGACGCTAGTTGCATGGTGCAAATCCTCCAATTTTTTTGAAAAATTTTTTTTTGAAAAACTTCGTGTATATAAATATAATATAATAATTAGCTTGTTGTGATTTTGTTGTTGTGTTGTGTGTTGTTGTGTATTGTCAAGTGCAATCTAATTTGTTGGATAGTGTTATTTGGCTCATAAATGCGCTCTGTTGGTGCTTTGCCTTGTTGGTAGTGTAGTTATTCATTTTGCGTATTTGAATCGCTTAAAAGCCCCTCAAAATCGTTTTTTATTTTTCTTTGATTTTGTGTATTTGCTTTAGTTGGCATAAAAAGTGCGGTATAAATGACTGTGTTTCAACTGTTTTAATGCAATTATGTAAAAAATATTTGCATATATTGTTTAAAGTTCGTACTTTTGTGGTGTTGAAATCATTCTAGTGTCTTCCACTATTAGCTAGTTTGTATTTCTTGTTTTCGGTTTGTTTTGATTCTATTGGTTGAATAATATTTAGGCCAGCAGGAACGTGGGAGTGGAAGCCCGTCAGTACTGTTGGCTATTTTTTTAGATTTTGTGTGATTATGTCAAGGTTAAAAACAGAGAACAGGTTGATTCGTTTCAAGAATCAGAATTACAACACGATTTGCAATGTATTTTTGCGTGACAGTCGTTTATCTTTGAAGGCCAAGGGTTTGTTATCTTTGGTTATGTCATTGTCTGAAGATTGGGACTTCACGATAGATGGCATTTCGTCTATTGTCCGTGAGGGTAAGACTGCGATTTATGGTGCGATAGATGAGTTAAAGTCTTGTGGTTATTGTGTCGTTTCCGTTGTTCGTGATAGTCGTGGTGTCATACAGGGCACTGATTACAAGTTCTACGAGACTCCGAATTCAGAAAACCCACATATGGAAAACCCATATACGGAAAATCCGCATACGGAAAACCTGAATGCGGTTGAAAAAGCGCATAATGCAAATAATAAATATATTATTATAGATAAAAATAAACAAACTAACCAGACTAGTAGTAGTTTATTTGATGACATAGAAATTACGAAAGAAGAAAAAGATAAAGAAAAAAATTCACAAAAAAAAGAAAGCGAAAAAGAACTTTTTGAGTGTTGTTGGGTTGCTTACAACCGAAAGGGTTCTAAGAAAAAGTCTCGTGAGCAGTGGGCGAAGTTGACAGATGCTGAACGTTCAATGGTCATGCCTCACATTCGTGCTTATGTTTCGACTAGGGAACTAGTGTACCAGCGTGACTTCGAACGTTATCTGCGTGACCGAGTATTCATGGATGCGGTGTTTGATGGGAAGAGTGTTGTTTATGACCCGACTAGGACTGATGGCAACACTGAGTACCGTCCAGCTACGGATGGTCAGATACATTGGAACGACAATCTCGGTTGTTGGTTGTTTACTGGCTTCGATGAGACATGCATCTTTGACGGTTATGATGATGCCGACCGACCTGATGGCGCAGAGATTCGCATGAACAATGGCCGTGGGTTGTGGAAATGGGACGCAGATTCACAAAAGTGGGTCAAGCAATGACAATGCCAGTGCGCTACAAGTGTCCTAGATGCCGAATTTCGCATTTTAAGGCACCTGTAGTCGCTTCAAACTTTCGGGATGACTAGTTATTCATCTTGACGAAAAAAGTCGCTTAAAACGGCTTAAATTAAATTTTTCGTTTTTTATTTGGATTTATTGGAATAAAAGTTGTACCTTTGCACTTGGATATGGCAAACTTTGAATTGATAGGTTATGTCAAGTCATCCATGAACTTTGGTGACAAGACAAGGTTGACTGTTGGTGAGTACATCAACGGTCGCCGTGACAAGTACGGTGCGATACATGGAGAGAAGATGGATTTGTGGCATATTTTCTTCCCTAAGTCTAGCCGTAGGCACTTGCTGAATTTCAAGCCCAACGACTTGGTTATAGTCAAGGGCACGATATATCAGTCGGCAAGCGAGGACTATGCTTATTGTGTGAACGGAGAGTGCATCAAGCATTTCTACACACGCAACATTTTGAATGAAATCAAACAAGAAAAGATTTCAAGCGAAATGATGGAGATACAAGGGGAGACGCCAGACTTGTCAAATTTTGACAACAGTGATGATTTTTAGGTTAACCAACAAACAAATAAGTACTTATTATGGAAGAGAAAAAGACGGTGGCAAAAAAGACTGCCACAAAGAAGAAGAAAACCGATGCTGCTGTTGTCACAGACATTCAACAACAACAACCGTGTCAATGTGAGCAATTGCAGAAAGAGGTCGAAGAGTTAAAATCACAGGTCGAATCATTAAAGCGTGAATTGGCCGAGAGTGTCGGTCATGCCAAGTCGGTCGAGGATGAACTTGCCGAGGAGCAGAAAAAGAACAAGAAGCTGAACGATATTTGCAAGATTCACGAGCGCAGAGAGAAGCAAATCGAGTCACAAATAAAGTCATTCAGTGATGATGCAGAACGCTGCAACAAGGAATATACGAAAAAGCACAACGAACTCAAGTCGTGCAAACTGCTTGTTGATGAATTACGACAGCAGAATGCCGAACTTAAAGCATACAAGGCTCTGCCGTGGTACAAAAAGATTTTCAGAAAATAGCATGTACAAATCCATTTCTTAGATAAACACACATTTTAATGATTTCTGTTTTATAAGCCTTGACAGTGACCCCGCAAAAGGAATCAAATCCAGATGCGGGGTCTTTTGTTTTTATCCGTCTATCGGTGTTGTCGGGTCTTCGTATCCTTCCGTGTCTCCGTCTTGTCCCATGTCTGTTGGCATTTCAAGCATATGCAGCTTGATTGTCCCCATCATGAACGACTTGTCTCCTCGACAAAGTTTTGCGACCGTTGGTGAGTAGCTTTCAAGGTTCATACACCGAACTTTCTTCTTTGCGTACTTTGACAGAATCCACACATCACGGTTTGTCAGATAGCGTATAAACTGGTCATGCCGCTTTGCTGCATCGATTGTCTCGCTTGCGTATCTTTGCCCGACGATGAATGTAATCTCTATGTCCATGTTCTTTCGCACGACAACAGGCTCATTATTCTCGTCAGTGTCTGGGATGATGAAATCCTCTGTCTGGCTGTTCACCCATTGTGCGTTATACACATTTGTCGTTTCTCCTTGGTCAAAGAACCCTTTTATTGTAAGGATTCTTACTCCATCGAACAATTCCGTCACGTCAGTATATGTGCCGTTCGGTTTGTTCTTGATGTAATATTTTCCTTTTAACTCATTTTTCATAATACTAATTTTTTGTTGAATTGTTTAACACGGCCAAGACAATACTTTCCCAACACGACACGGCAGTTTGCGCTGTATCGGTATATCACAATCTCGCTCGTCTCATCTATGTCAGATAGGTTGATTTCGCTCTCGTCAAACAGGTACACACGGATTGTGTTGTACCCATTTGCCGCAAGATAACATGTTGATTTGTTGTTGACATAAATAATAGGGCATTTTGACGTGTCAACCGATGCTAGCGTATCATTGCACCACATCAATGACAAGACATCGTCACAAACGTTTATATCACCGCTATATCCGACATACAGGCCATATGTGTAACCGTTGATGCCGTCGCAATCTTGCAATGTCTTTTTCCCATTGATGTAGTCCTTGAATTCGGTCTCGATATACTCTTTAGTCAGCCCGTTCCCATTATAGCAATATGTAGCCACATATGGTATAGACTGCTGCATCATGGCAAGTTTGACAAGTTTCTCTTTGTCGGTGTTTGCCGTTTGCCACATACCCTTGTATTCGTCACACAAGTTGTTCATCAATGCGTTCTTGTAGAAATTGAACATTTCTTTATCCATCATATTTTTAATTTTTCATTTAAAATTTGTTCTATATTCTCGTATTCTGTATATGGTATCTCAATCAACTTTATTTTGTGATTTTTGCAATATTGTCGAACCGCATTGTCACGTTCTTGTTGCTCGCAAAAATCACGTTTGTTGGAAAAAAACTTTGTTGGAATATAGTGTTGAGAACCGTTAAACTCAATCATTGTGTTATATTCCGGCAAATAGAAATCAACATACAATCGTTTGTTCTTACAAAACAAATATTCGTTTGGTATTTTATATTGTGCTATAAAATCTACCCCTACTTGTTCCAGAAAATATGTTATTTTATTTTCCCCCAATGTGCTTTTACAAATTGGGCAACCAGAACCAGACAAATGGTGATATGGCACTTGTGTAAAATCCCCATGCAAAGGACAAGTTATTATCACTTTAGTATGAGAATTAACGTATTTTGTCTTGTTATATCTATATTTAAAGCTATGAACTTTGTTTGCCAAATCAATGAATTCTTCTGTTGTGTATTTGTGATTGTGCCCGCAAATTGGGCAGCCGTGCCCTTGAATGTGTTGATTTGGAGTTTGAGAAAAATCACCGTGAATCGGACAAGTAATAATAACTTTAGTCCTATCATTTACATAAATCGTTTTCTCGTATCCATATTTGTGGTTGTGTACAATATTTGCTTGTTCAACAAAAGTTTTCAAACTTTTTTTTGATGTCCCGCCGCATTTAGGGCATCCAATTCCATTCAAGTGATGTGACGGTAGTTGAAAAAAATCTCCATGAATAGGACATGTGATGCAAACTTTTGTATATGAATTTATATATTCAACTTTATCGTATTTGTATTTGCAGTTATGCTTTTTTAAGGCTTGTGATATAAAATCATCTTGTTTCTTCCTTAATTTATATCCTGCGGATTTAGCACCACATTTTGAGCACCCACTACCATTAATATGATGACTTGGTGTTATATAAAAAACGCCATGTTCTTTACACAAAACTGGAACTTTTGTTCTATTATTCTTGTAATTATTGTCATTTAAAAGTTCATAACCATACCTATCGCCATGAACTTGTTTAAACTCATTCAATAATGTTTCCAATGCTTTTTTCTTTGCCATAATGTCTATCTTTATTTGCGTCTATCAATTGGAAAGTGGAAGGGGTGATAGACTTGCCCCTTATCATCGGGACATGACCCCCGACTATCCACTTTACAAATATAGTTATAAAATTTAATTTGCGCAAGATTTTTTGCATTTAATTGATTAGTTCAACACGAATACCAGCACCGCTGGGGATAGTCCAACCATTCATCATTGAATGCATAGATTGCATCAAAATATAGCTATTTTGTAATTGCAAAAGCATTTGAGCCTGTGTTGATAGTTGGATGTCGCCATCCATAGCAACGACCGCATCACGGATTTGTGTCAACAGGTCGCTGTGTAAGTACACTTGTTGGCTAATTCCATTTGTTATCGCCTCTAATGCACCAGCGGTATCCTCCGTAATCCCCTGTATGCCCTGTTGCAAGGCTGACAACTCGCTGTTCTTGATGTCCTTGCTGATTACGTCAAGATTCTCCAGATTGCCGTAGAATGCACCAAGTGCAGTGTTGATGTCCACGCCAAGTTGTTTACTTAAATCGGCAAGTGCTTTCATCTCGTTTGTGGTAAATTCGACACCACCTTCCGATGCGGAAGAAGAATAGTAATCAACGGCATCATATAGTGGCTTCAGTATCGAACCAACAATCTTTGATGTTGCAGCCTTCTTGATTAGGTTGAAAATCATATCGTCCATCTTTTCGTTGATGGCGTCCAATGTTGTTTCCCCTTCTTTCCAAGCTTGAACCCAAGTATCAACAAACTCTTCTGCTGCCGACTTGATGTCGCTACCAAGTAACGTGTTCATGACCTCATCTTTAAGGTCTTTCAATTCGTTCTTTGCGTCAATGACTGCACCCTCAAGTTCTTGAATCTTGTCTTGGTCTTGGTTCTTCTTCTTTCTTGACTTTTCAAGTGTGAGCTGCCTTTCCAACTCGACCAGTTGCAATTGCTTGTTGGCGATTGCTGCCCGACGTGCTTGCGTTTCTGCTGCTCCCATCGAATGCTCAACGGCATATTCCAAGTTTTTGTATGCATTCTCAAGACGCTTGACCTCCCGTTCCGACTTTTCAACTTTCTTGGTGATTTTCTTGTCGCTGTTGTCAAACCAAGAACTGACAGTTGACCACAGACCTTTCATCACATTGACCGTGCCACCGATAATGTCACCGTTGGCAATTTGTGCCGCACCCTGTGCTGCGGTTGCCAAACCATCAACGCTCGCTGCGATATCATTGATGACCTCTGTAACATCTTCATCTGCGCCGAGTGCATCTGCTATGTTAGCTATTTCGCCAATGCCGTCTGAAATCTTGTGTGCCTCGTCGGCAATCAGTTCAACAGCCTTAACCCAATCAATCAGTTCATCCTCGCCCTTTGTCAATGCTTCCTTGATTTTGTCAAACGAAGTCTGTGTTTCACGCAGCTTTCCATTGACTTTGCCGAGTTGAGCATTCATTTCCTTTTCAGTCAATTCGGCAGTTTGTCCAGAGATTGGGTCTGTGACTTCATATTTACCATCGCTGTTTTTGCCATTCTTGACGGCAAGTTCAAGCATATCCTTATAATTTTGTGCAAGTTTTCGTGTCATTCTTGCACTGTGTTCAACAACACTGTCGAACAACCGCTTGTAGGTAGGTAATGTGGAAAGGATTTCTTGCTTTAACTTGTCAATAGCATTTTCTTGGTCTTTAATCATCAATTCAAGCAAATGACGTTGTTCCTCGTTTACTTCATTTGCCAATTGCTTGCGCAAGTTCGCAAGTTTTTCTTCTTCTATTGCAATCTTGCCGTTGTTGTCCGCAAGTTTGTATTCAAGGTCTTGCGTTTGCTTGATTATATCCCTTGCCCACTTTTCGGCAACACCTTTCGATTCGATGAACTTTGCGCTGAAGTCCTTTAGTGCTTCCTCTGACATTCCTACACTTTCAGCCCATTGCTTCCAATCGTCTTCGTTTGCTGTGAACACGTCAAAGAACTTGCCTTTTTCATCAAGTTTCATGTCATCAACTGCCTTTTCAAATGCATCTTGCACGTTCCACATGTATTCATCGATGCTCTTCGGGAAAGCGGTCGTGTCAAAGTCGAACATGTTCTCCAAGAAATTGCCAAGTTCTGGATTTGCGTCAAGTTCTACGGCAAGTTCATATTCATCCTTGATTTTCGAAAGTTCGTTGTTCAGACCATCGGTGACTTTCTTCATGTTGTACGTTTTTGCATCAACCGTAACTTCACCGATTTTAATTTCAAGGTCTTTGATTTCTACTGGCTTGACGTTCTTTGCTGCTTTCGCTGCCCGTAATTGCTTATTAAGCAATTCAAGTAGCTTGTTCGGGTCTTCTGTCCCAGAGAAAGTAGAAATGTCGAACAGCGGCAATCCGTTCTTTCCGAGGATTTTATTGATGTTTGAAATGGAATTCCCGAATTGATTGGTGACCATTGTTAATGCAACGGTATGAGTCACACCAGCATCAGTCAGTTTCTTGTATTGACTGCGCACCTTGTCAATCAATTGAAGCTCATCCTTGAAAGCCTTCTGCAATTCGGATTCTGCTTGTTTTTGTGCCTTTGCGGCTGACCGTCTTGCAGCAGCGGCTCTCTTATTCGCTGCATTTTCTGCTTTCCGACTTGCGGCTTCTTCTTTGCTTGACTTTCCTCCTTCCGCTACAGCTTTATTGTAGTCGTTTTGCGCTACCGTTCTTTCGTTAATAGCCTTTGTTAGTTTGTTGTTTTCTTCTGCTGTCCTGTTTGCCTTTTTTTGAAGTCTGTCGATTTCCGCTGTTAACCGTTGTATACGCTGATATGAATCGTTTGCTTTTGTATCAGCTGTGGACAGGGTTTCAAAAACGCTCTTTTGGACTTGTGTAGTGTCAAGAACAACACCAATGCGCACTTGCCATGTGCTAGCTAATTTCACCCAATTCCATAGGTCGTTAAAAGACGTACCCATTTGTTGAGAAAACGCAAGAGCATTTTTTCTAGCCCATTCTTGCCACCTTGGTTCAGACCAATTAATATGGTTGATTTCATCCTGCGTCATGTTGCCAAACATTGATTGCAATTCGCTTGCGTGATGCGATTTCAACCAATCATAGAAACCATTCACAAGTACTTGGTTTTGTTGGAACCCCTTAATCCATGTATTATAAGATGCGAGGATTTGCTCTGCTTGCGCTTGATTCCCAATCTGAGCCTGTTCGTTTGCCGCATCTATATACATTTGTTTTCTTTGTCTGATAAATGCCTTTTCCAATTCTATGCGGCCTTGCAACTCTGTCTTTGGGTCTAACCCCTTGCCCTCAAAAATCTTGTTCGATATTTCTTCAAAACCCTCTCGCATTTGCTGTGGGTCGAATTTCAAGTTTGAGAACGTATCGGAAATAGATTTTGCTGTTTCGTCGGCAGCGTCTTTTATATCTTGGAATATGTCGTTGTACTTACTAACATCATCTTTCCTTAATATCTCAAAAGCTGTGTTCTCGTAGTTATGTTTGGCTATCTCCTTTAGGCTATTGATGAGTCCTTTGTCCATTTCGTAAAGATTCCACCAAGCAGACATGTCTTGTTGTACCTTTATGGCGGATTCATCTATATCTTCTAGTGCGCCACGGACATCACGCAATTTGGAAGTTATTTCAAATGCTTTTGACAACCTTTTGCTTAAATCAGTTTCGGTAGCAAGTTGCCCCATAAAAACCTTACCATAAGCAGTTGATGTTTCGATTTCTTCACGAATTGCAGTCCATGTTTTTTGCATTTCGTCTGGGTCTTTCGAACCTGTATATGTTGCGGAAGCAACTCTGCCTGTTTTTTGGTCTGTCGTTAATGTGTAAGCACCTAGCTGGCTGTAAGAACTCAACAATTCGTCTAGTGATTTCTTGGTTTCTTTTGCCCCGTCACGAATTGAATTGTTAAGCTCTATTATTGCCTCTTTTGCTTGGTTAATTTTCATGACCATATCCACAATAGCGAATATGACCAAGAAAATCCCGTTTTGTGCGGTAAATAACCCTTTTAATGCCCCACCAACACCTTTAAAGATGTTTGTTAGTTTACTGCCCAATACACCAGAATACGACAAATTAACATTCATGCCAACTAATCCAGTCCTAATAGCAGTGACGTTCTTTGCCAAGGCAAGCGCAGCAAGTTGCAATGTTTTAAATATCGTAAAGCCGATAGCGAGTGAAGAAAGTGCCCGTTCTATATTTTTCCATTGCAAGAAAAATTCCTTTAACATTTTTATCCCACCGACTAGAATCCCTTGGTTTGAACTTCCTATAGAGTTCAACATATTATTCCATGCCAGCGTTAGGTTTGCTAATTGCACTTTAAGTGTTTCGGCCATTTTGGCTTGGAAATCAAAGAATTTACCACCTTCATCAGTCATCTTGTTGATAACGGACATAACATCGTTATATTCGATGGTTTTCTTTTTCATTCTTGAATACACATCACCAATAGATACCATACGGCCTTCAAGTTGCGTATAGTATTCGGATAATTGTTTAACAAGTGGAATGCCAGCGTTTGCAAACATTCTTGCGTCACGGCTATTTAAATACCCGTAAGCCTTGATTTGACCTAGCGCATAAGTCAATCGTTCCATAGGAATACCAACGGCAGCAGCCATATCCGCAAGCCGTCTAGTTGTATCAACAACATCTTTTGCTGCGACATCGTATGCGACAAGTTGCTTTGCAGCGTTCGATAGTTCAATCAACGTATATGGTGATACAAGAGCCATGTCGCTCAGTTGGTTAAATATCTGAGTGCCTCTTTCTGCACTATTGATAAGAATACCAAGTGACCGCTCTGTCATTTCGTACTGGCTGCGGACATCGATTAGGTTCTTGACGAATTGTGTACTTGCGCCAACAGTAAAGTAGAACGCAAGACGATTCTTCATGTAGTTCCACGACCTATTTAATGCATTGTTTGATTCAACAACACTTTTAGTCATAGACATGTATTTTGTTAAATCTTTGTTTAGCCTATTTATCTCTGCGTCAACTTGTTGAATCTCCGCTGCGCTCTTTGGGTCTGCAATGTTAATTCCTCTTTTGTACGAATTAAGCTGTTGGACTTTTCTAGTTATTTCGTCTAGAGTTTGTTCTGGCATTTTCATTGCTTCGGCAAAAGACGTTGGCCGTGCCATACGTTTTTGTAGCGAATCAATTGCTTGTTCTGTTTTGTGTATCTTATTGATTAGTTCTGTGCCTCTTGCCGACTTTGTTTCAGCATCGCTTAGGCTTGCGTATTCTGCCCTTAATCCAGAAATTCGATTTCTTAGCGTATCTAACGACTCTCCACCGACGTTTTGCCCCATTAACCCTCTGTTGTATTTTTGGACAGCATTAAGTGCTTGATTAGCTAGGTCTATATCTCTTTTTAGAGCTTGACCGATAGGAGACTCTTTTTGCGAATCAGACATTTCAAAATAAGCACGACGCATTTTTGAAATTTCGTCAGACAATTGTTTAAGCCCAAGAACTGGTGACTCGCTGCCTTCTTTGCTGAGTTGCCAATGCATAGCCTCCATTATTTTTCTGGCTTGCTCTTGTGCTGCCGCTCCTGTTTGCATGATGGCATCTTTCCTTTCTTTTTCTTTCGAAATTTGCTCATCAATACTTTGTTTTATTGCAATTGCTTCTTTTTTTACTCTTGAAGCTTCATCGGATACAATATCCCCTGTTTTCCCAGAACGCATATCTCGTATCTTTTGTTCTATAGAAGACAGAGCCATTTGTAAGTCTTTGTATTGTTGCGCAGAAGCAAATGGAGTATTGTAAACTTCCTTCATTATATTTCGCAGCCGTTCTGCTTTTGCGGTCGCTGATTCAATTGTAGAATCATCCATCAAGATTGCTTGACTAAAAGCTTTCCTTGTGTCGCTTTTGCTTGTAATCTTGGCGTATTCTGCGGCAACCTTTGCTGCTCCTGCTGCGAGTTTATTTTCCTCTTTTTCGGCATTAGATAGAGACAATGCCATTTGATTAATCAAATCATTGGATTGTTTAATTTCCCCTTTGATATCGGCTATTTTCCGTGTCGTTGAATTAAATGGTGTAGCTGTACTGGAATCATAAAAGGAACGTGCAAATTCATCCCTCTTCCTTTTTAATTCATCGATTTGTTGTTTGTATGCTTCTATTTGATGACTTACTCCAATACGCTTAGAAAAGTCTGTTTCTGGAATCCCATTTAATTTGCTCTGTAGTTTTGAAACCTCGGTTTCTAGAACCCTAATTGGCTCTGAGAGTTCTTGGAATTGTTTATTAAATGTGGCTAAGTTTATATTTTGGAGAGTAGCAAGTTCTTTTTTTAGACTTTCTACTCTTTCCCTATAGGCATAGATGAAGTCCACTGTAGCATCTTTTGCACTGCTGCTCATTGCTTTTGTTTTTGCATCAGCTAGTGCATCGAAAGAGGATTTTGTTTTTTCTACAGCTTGTCTTAGCTGTTGTTGTTTCGTTGTATCGCTAGTGCCTAGTTTGTCAATTTTTACATCTTTTAGCGAACTAAAGGATTGTCGTATATGTGTGACTGTATCGTCAAAACTTTTCTTAATCTTGTCTGTCGCTGTAGTCACATTGTTGACAAGTTGCTGAATTGATTTTTTTAATTCGCTGTCATCAAGTGTAGCGGCTATGACGGTTGGATTATTTGCCATATATCGTATATTTTAAGTTCATTGTTTTCTCTTTTTCCTATTCCCCTTGGTCGGTACTTCATATTCTTCCCCTTCTTTCAATTCGGGTATGTTGAACCCACTAAGGAAATTGTCCAATTTGTTCTGTGCGTCCAGTGCGTCCTTGTATGCATTCCACGCTTTCTTGTCACGGCCATGCAGATATTTCGTGTGTGTATTGTCTACTGCCATGAACTGTATTTGTGCCACACTTAACCGATAGAGGTAGTCATCTAGCGTGTATTGCGTGAAAGCCTTTATGAAGTCGGCTGCGTCTGCAATGATAGTGCTTCCATAAACTGTGATGCTGTCTCCTCCGATTTCTTCTTCCGAGTCAGCAGAGAATCCGTAAGCATACTCACCGACTTTTTGAGTAAAAAAAAACCCGACAAGTCTATGCTTTTGATTGCACCAAGTATGATTGCAGACCATTGATTTATCTCAAACGTGCTATTCATGACTTTCATCTTCATTATCCTTATCCATTTGTCATTTCTTGACAACGTTTCGTCAACATCTTCATAGTCCTTTATGTTGTCTGGTTGGAATAGGTGGTTGCACAAAATGATAGCCATTATCTCGCACATTGCGTCAAGGTCTGTACACAATGCCGTGATTACCTTGTTGTCATCATCTAGGTTTTCATCGGCTTGTTTCATCGCTAAAGCCAACCTACAGATGCGATTCAAAGAATAGAAACGCATGTCTTTGACACGGTATTCCTTATCCCCAAGTTGAACCAATGACGGTGTGTCATTGATAATGTCGATGATATCACGTTTAATGTCTATCGGAAAGTCTTTCAAGTCGTTACTCTCAGCACTTTGATTTTTATCGTCTTTCATATTTCGTAAACGTTTATTTGTCTTGTTCCCGTAAACGAAAGGTGCGTCACATGGGATGACCCCACACAACGCACCCCCACGTTTACGAAAACGGAATAAGTAAAGATTTTATGCGGGCTTAGTTCCGATAATCTTGTACATGTGGTCGGTAGTGACAGCACTGGCACCTTCACCAGTTGTAACCTCGTGGTTGAGAGCGGTGATTGTCACACTGAAGTTCAGTGCGCCATCCTCGTCCTTCTTCAAAGTGCCGACCGTAAGACCACGGTACAGATACAATGCGAAGTTACCACGACCGAACTCAAGTTGCCAAGAGTGTTCTGTAGTGAACGCTGATGCCGCACCCTCGTAGGTGTCTTTACCGTCCATGACAGAACCACCAAACAGCGCAGGCAGCTCGCTTAAATCATAGTTGGCCAACTCAAAGTTGAATGTCACAGGGTTGCCATCGTAGAAGATGTCAAACGGAGTGTCGAAAAACTCGGCCTCAATCTCGGTGCTGTCGGGTTCGTCCTGACCAACGGTAAGACCCTTAAGAACACCCATCAATGGGGTGGTTGCATTACCACCAACTTGACCATATCGCAGTGCGACGGCTTTTACGGTTGTCTTTTTTGCCATATCAATTGAAATTTAAAACGTTTTTAAAATGCTTATTCTTGTTCGTTAATATTCACGATAAAGGATTTAATGAATGTAAAGTAGATGTTGTTCGCATTGCTCACCTCATCAGCATCGCTTGAAAGAACACTATCTTGCGATATCATATATTGACCTTGCTGTGATTGTGACGCTTGGTCAATGACACTATCAATTGCGCTTTCAAAAGCTTGGTACTTGCCAAAATCTAAACGGCCTCGGGTAATAGGTGGGATAAACGCTTCAACAAAGCAACGAACCCATCCGTAGGTTTCTCCAACAAATTCGCTCGCATCATTCAAGTTCCCAACATGTAACACGATAAAACCGTCTTCCGTATCAGACTTTGTCAACTCTTGCGGCTCGTTCATCGAATACACATTCTTTGTGACAACATCGTAGAACAAGTTGTACAAGTAATCGTATATGTCAATTCTTGATTTGTTGAACATAGTTTTTAATTTTAGCCATACCAATTCTTTTTAGCTCTTGAATACAGTGATTTGCTTGCGAATTTGGCGACGCTGACATTAAATCGCACCCTAGATGGTTTTAGGTCGGCTTTTACTGTGTCATAGAATTGCGACATAACAGCAAATCTCATAAACTTTTCTTTGCCACCAGACCCAATGCCAGCCCGTAATGTGAATCCTTTTTCCCAATAGCCCCAATATGGTGCAAGAATTGCGAAGAACACTTTCCAGCCTTTTGTCGGATTGTTCCCGTACTTGTCTATGTATTCTTGCGCCAATTGGTGGCCGTTAACTGGTTCGTCTGCATTCACACGCTCTGCATAATCACCATATTTATCCTTGAACGATGCAGTAGACCATTCATGAAGACCCGATTCCCAAGGTGCTTGCGCTGGGCGATAAAAGCCACTATCCAACAATTTGCCTTGGTAGGACACTCCCCAACAAAGACTGTCTAGCAAGTTGCCAGTCCTGTCCATGTTATGTCGGCTATGATAGGATTTGATTTCATTGCCGATGCTCTGGATTGTTCTTTGCGCATAGTCAACAAACCGTTTCCTTTGTTCGGTTATGTAGCCTTGCAGCAATTGTTGTTCCAACTGCTTCGGATTAAAACCAACTACCCTAGATTTCCCCATGTCGCTACCAACTATTTCTTGATGAATAAATGCTCACCCCACCAAGTTGTGATGGTTCTGCGTTGTCTACAGTCAAATCAAATGTTTCACCATATCGTGTGATGGTAATCTTGTCACCTTTTCGAGGTACAATCCAATCCTCATTTTCATCTTTGGTCAGCGGAATAGACACGATGTAAGAGGCAGTTTGTAGTGTTCTGCCTTCTTCATCCGTTACCATATGTTCATCCATGACACCTTGGTAGACGATGATGTCAACATCGGGTTCACGGCCACTGCCCTCAATTGTACGTTTTATCGTACCGCTATAAGGATATTCATAGATTTCACCACGAATCATATCACATCATGAATTTTGATGAACTTGATTTTCTTCGATTCAGCAAGTTGCTCAAGCATGTCAGCCCTGTCATCTTCATATGTGTTGTAGATGCGAATGGCATACTTAATCTTTTCCGATTGATAGAAGTCTTGTTCTTGACCAATTGTTTTTTGATACCCGTTGTGGGATTGCGACAACGAAGCGGTATTCGAAGGGCTAAGAAGCACCGCCATAAAGATAATGTCTGCGGTCATCAGTTCCCTTTGTTTTTTGGTGACATTAGCACCGTAAACATCATCGGTTGGATTGCATTCTCGGTCGAGAGCAATTTTCATAAAGTTTTGTTCCTCAAAGGAATACCTTGTTGATGCTTTAAGCCATTCTAATACCGTCATCGTCGCTGCAATAAAAACAAAATTATGAAAACTTACAACTATTTTACACAGAAAATCCTCAATTTAGTTTACTAGTCTGCTTGAGTGATGTCAACAACAACGTGATACATCGACTCGGTCAGCACGGGTGCATAACGGCCGATTACATCGGTGTGGTACGACTTAAGCATTCCATTCGGAGTGACCTTGTTGATGACATACAAGAAGTTCTGAACTTTTGCAAGCGAGAATTGGATACCATTGTTCACCTCGCCGCTTTGCATCAGTTGAACATCAGCCGTCTTTGCGTGTACGATAACACCAGCCATACCAAGGGGACGAAGAACAACCTTGTTCTGTGCCCAGCCACTTACGGTGGTAGTAGTGGTGATGTCCTGTACAGTACTCGACTGCTTAACGACACGGATAGGCGAAATAATCGAAATGGGGCTGCGGCTGTACTCAACCAGTTGCTCCATAGTGATTGTGTCAATATCGGTCGATGCACCATTGGCAGTAACAATGACAACCTTGTCGGGTGCATACAAGCGGATGTAGCGGTTCACAGCAGCCTTGAATGCGTTGTTCTTGAGCAGCACAGTGGTCACGATGTTGTAGGGGATATCCCATTCCATCGCAAAGTCATCTGGCAGATTGTTTGCGGCCTTGAAGTCAGCCTCAATCTTTGCCATCTGCTCTGGGATGTTAGCACTAGCATTTGACCATGCGAGCGCACCAGCGGTCTTGTTGTTGGCACTAGGAATATAAGCGTTTTGAACAGCATTCACACCACTAAATCCCTTGCTGTTAAGGTTGCTATAACCACCACCAGTAGAAAGCACCTGTGCGGCCATATACGACAAGCGATAGTTGTGGGTCTTGATAAGGTCTGCAACGCCACGGACGAAACCAGTAACAAGGTTCTGGTCGTTGACATTCATTTCTTGCAGTCGTGCTTGCAGCTCAAGCTTCGACATAGATGTTTCGAAAAGTCCCTTGCCATATTGGTAGATAGAACCAGTCTTCTCACCCCAAGCCTCATTGTCGAGTTGTGCGGTTTCCGACAGAGGTGCCATTGCATCAGCCATAGGCACGGTGCGTGCTACACGTTGACGGACTGTGAAGGCGGGGTTCTTCTTCAAATCGGCAATGTCGATGTCGTACTCATTTCCCTCTACGGTGAAATGTTCTTGCCAAAAGAACGTGTTCGATTCAATCTCAATTGTATTGTCAATCAAGGTCTGCAAGAAGCCCGCATTCGTTCCCTCGGCAAACCCTCGCTGATACAGTTTCTCAATTGCCTCATCGGGAGTCCATTGATATTTATAAGCATTAGCCATAATTAAAATTCCTCCTTTCTTTTAAGTTAAATCCAAAAGATGCCATCAATGTAAGAACGATTCTTGGCAAGAACATAGTTAGGCAGTGGTTGCATTCGTGCAATCCAAGCTTGCTTGTTATACACCGTAGAAATCGAATAATTAGCATTCTCAATACCATAGCCCTCGGTGGGCAGCAAGTCGCGGTCGGCTTCGATGAATGTGTTCGGGTTGGTAACCAACACAGTTGCAGTAGCACTAGCTGCATTGCCAGCGGCTTCAACAATAATATCGTTAACACTGACCGAAAGGCTCACGTCAACATGAACAGTGAACACATTTCTTGTCTCGTCGTACACGACAGAAGTTACTTTTGCAGATTGCCCTGTCCCATTAGCCGCAGTCGGCGCTTTCATAATCAACATGCCAACCTCTGGAACATCGCTATAACCATCTCCGTCAATGGCGAAAGATGTTGCAGAACCAGAAGCAATTTGTGCAACACGGAAAGAACGGAAAATCAGACATCCGTTGCCTGGAGTGTATTGCACAAGTTGAGCGGCATACAGGTGGTCAAATCCCTTCTTTGGATTAAGAATAGTGCCACCGAGAAGCACGTTGCCGCGCATTTCGCCATTACTATCTTTCACCCAAACAAATTTGCCACCACGAACTTTCTTTGAACTTTCGTAGAAATACGCTAAATTTGTAACCATAGTAATTAAAAATTAATAAATTAAATTTTCACTTTTGGGATGGATGCAAGAAACTCCTCATCACGTTTAATGGAGACGCTTGGTGCTAGCGGTTTGATGTTTCCAATACTGTCCTTAAAAATGTCTTGGAACTTTGCGGTTAACTTTTTAGCTTGTTCCTTGCTGTCCTCATCCAGCGAAACTTGAAAATCTTGCGCATACTTTTCAAGTGTGCTATGCAAGTCTTGCCGAACGCCATCCTTTGCCAAAGCCAATACTTCTTTGAACTTTTCATTTCTCTTTTGTTCGTTCTTGAATGATTCCAACTCTTCCAGCTGCTGCTTGATTTCATCTGGCAACTCGGTTTGTTGAACAATTGGTTCTTGGCTTGGCTCTTTTTTCTTTAACTCCTCGATTTGTCGCTTGTAGTCGTTTTCCTTTTGTTCGAAAGACTTTGCTTTCTGTGTGATTCCTTTTGATGTTGCGCTGAACGCAGTGTTCAGATTGAACTGCAACTCACTTATGATGCTTTCATCGTTGATGTCTGCATCTTGGTGTCGTTTGACAAAGAAATCGGAAAATTGTGACTTGAACTCATCGGTAAGAGTCTCGCTTGTGTAGCTTTTCTCGCTGCAATAATCGTTTACTTTCTGTAAAACATCATCCTTGTTCATAGTTTTCTACTATTTTAAGATTTTTGACAAAATTAGTGGTAACAAAAAAGTGTACAATTAAAGATGATTTTAAGTTTTTTTAAGTTAATTTCTAAATGCAAGATTTTTAGCAATTTAGAAAATTGGGCAACTTTCTTTTGTTACTTTTGTGGAAAAATAGATATGAGGCAAAAAGATGTCATATTGAAACCACTAGAAGATGGAAACCAAAAGTTTGCCATCCGCTCAAATGCAGACATTGTTTGCTTTACAGGAAACACTGGAGGTGGAAAATCTTATGCCTTGTACTATGCGCCGATACAGTACTTGGCGATGAACGACAATGCCAAAACTATCTGTTTCATGCGCAATATTTCCGATTTTTGGGGAGCAGGAAAGGTCAGCGACACGTTGAAAAAGATGTACCCGTTGATTGATAGGTCTGTCAAAAAGCAACCGCACGACCCAATCGGTGAAATCATCAAGAACCAAGTAGACATGGGAATGAAGCTGTATAATGGCAGCGAGATAAAGTTCCAACAACTTGACAATGAGAACCCGATTGTGATTGATAAGATTGCAAAAGGTTTGCAAGCCAAGAAACTTATCTTTGATGAGTGCAATAAATTTTCTTGGCGCACGATTACATCATTCATGCCACGACTTCGTGCAGATTCGACAGGAAAAGCACAAATATTCCTTGCACAGAACCCAGAGCGCAATTGTTTTATGCGCAAACTGTGTGGCAAAGGAGAGCATGGTGGTGGTTGGATTAATGACGATGGGACACCAGATAGGTCGATGGACGGTGTTGTGATGTATTTCAACATGCAAGAAGGAAATCTCGACAAGACATATTTCGGTCGGACAAAGCGAGAAGTCTACGAAAAGTGCAAGGAACACATAGATGCTATGTTGAAGAAAGACCCCGACATGTCATACGAAGATTTTATCCTGTCGATGGTGTTCTATACTTTCGATGTCCGTGACAACAAAAAGATGTTGGCTAAGAACAAGGCTTATCGTGGACTTGCTGCAAATTCTGCCACAGCCATGTCGGCACATAGTGGCAATTGGAATTATTCAATAGAAGACGATGAAGGGGATGTCGAGAATACTGTCAATGTGCAAGTGTCACACCAAGACATAGAGCGGATGTTCCGTTATGTTCAAAAGCCTAGCGATTCAGAACTTGTCAAGCGTTTTATGACGGTAGATATGGCAACTACTGGTTTTGACAACTTGGTTATGAAATATTGGGAGTTGTGGTCACACTATGGGTATATTTGCCGTGATATAATGTACAGCGAAAAGAACGGGAACTTGCAAGCGGTCAAAATGATAATGGCTTTTCGTGACAAGCATCAACTAAACGATAGGGAGATGATTATAGATACGCAAGGTTTTCAATTCCTTGGGGAATGCTTCCCAAATTGCCGTTCATTCAGTGGTGCAATGCATGCGAGCAATCGTGGTCGTAATCAATTCAGAACGATGAAAGATGAGAGCGCACACATCGCAATGGAGATGATTAAAAGTGGCTTGATTCATTATGAACCCGAACTTGCAGAGATGAGGTACACGCATCAGAACATGAAGAATTCGGGTGCTACAACGATTTTGCGGCACATGAAATTTGAGAGCGTTGTTTTTCAGTTCAGCAAGACACCGAATGGTAGAATACAAGTAATCGAAAAAGTAGAGCAAAAGAGGCTCATCAAGGGCATGTCACCAGACTTGACAGACAACATCATCATGTTATGTGGTGCTACTTGTTATGATTGCTATCGGATGCTGCGTGACGATGCTGGCATAATGCGAAAGCGGATGAACATTGGTGATTTCGTTGATGCGTTAAGCATTAATGATGATAGCCAAGTCGTAAACCCGACAAAAAGAATGAAGATTCACCAAAATAATAAAATATTAAATATTATCAGTTCGATATGATTAGGGAACACGACATAAAGTGGTATTTGCAAGAACCGACACGGTTGCTTGCCATGAAGCCGTTCACCCGTGGCGGTACTATGCTTGGGCATGGATATGAAAGTTCAAGGCTGCTCAACAATAGTGTGTTGAACACAGGTTTTGCCAACTTGGAACTTACCCCCATTTCGCAAGACACCTACATAACGGAGTACAGACCAGACTTGCATCATATTATTTTGAACAAGTCTATCCCGCACATCAAGGTTATGCTTGATGGACACCCATTGCCTTTCTCGGAAATTACCCAAACTGCATCATTCCAAAAATTGATTCATTCGGCACATGTCCGCAACTTAACGGCAAATCCGATTGTATTCAACCTGTTTGACAACACCAACGATGATTCATTGAAAGATGCATTCACAAAAGTCAAGCAAGAATGGACTTACCGTGACAGAGAGTGGGACAAGTATCAATCTATCAACGTGTGCAAGCAACTAGGCAATGTAGGCACGTTGTTTATGTACGATTCAAAAACGAATAGGTATGATGTTAAAGTGTATTCTTACGAAGATGGATACCAAATCATACCGAACTACGATGAATATGGTGTTGAGATTGCAAGGTCTTTGTCATACCAAGTAGATGGGAACATAATCATTGACACATACGACACAAGAAAGCACTATCACATCACACAGACCGCTAACGGTTGGAAAATCCAAGATGAGTACCACGGCTTCAATCATATCCCATTGCTGCACAAGCGTGGTAAGGTTGCATGGGAATATGCACAGAGTTCAATTGAGATGTGGGAGTTGATGGCAAACATCAATGCCATTGCACTAAAACGCTTTGGAACGTTTGCATTGGTTCTTATCGGAGATATGGACGAAGATTCATTCAAGCGAGATTCTAGTTCGTTGGTCATCAACCTTTCAAGCGACACAACAAATGGAAAACAAGACGCAAAGGTGCTGGACTTTCCAGAGCCACAAACGATGGATGGATATTTGAAGACATTGGAAGAGAAAATATCTTTATTTAGCTCTACATCATTCATCACCCCAAAGGATATCACTACTAGCAATAGCGGTGGCAATGGAATCGCTCTTGCTATGTCGAATGACTATGCGCTTGCCACACAGAGTGCTTTGGATTGGCAAAAGTTTGTCAACGAAATGATGATGTTGCACAAGGAAGGGCTTGACCTTGAAACAAATGGAATGAACCACTATTCGGATTTGCGTATTTGTGCAAAGATTGTTCCTTGGTCATTGGAGACTAACAACACAAAGATTACAAACTTGTCTATGGAAGCCAAGTGGCTGTCAATGGAAACAATCATTGAGAATTCTCCTGATGCTGCGCCAGATGAGCGTGATAGGATTATTCGACAACGTGGTGCGCTTGTCCCAGAGGGTTCGCAAGAAATCCAAGACAATGCGGAAAAAGCGCATAATATTGCCGTGAATCGTAGCAATGAAATAGTTGACAATATGACAAAAGTTGTGGAAGTAGAACCAGTATCAGTAAATTCGTAATCTCATGCCTGCAAGTGGACGCAACATAACATTCAAGATATACAATTCGGACAATCAACCGTTCCACAATCTTGTCTTACAAAAGGCCACCTATGACAGCGTGGTCATGTCGCTAGGAGATAAGATTACTGGTGATGTGTACTACAAAGATACATCACTTGTGTGTTCAATGCATGAATACATTGTTTACAATGGGGTTCAATATACATTGGTCAATCCACCTACAATTGTCCGAGAAGGCATGGTGAGCGACAATAGCGACTTAAAGGGGATGACGAAATATTCCTTTGAGTTTTACCACCCGATGTATATGCTGAACAACTTGCCGTTCACAGATATTGCAGTCAGCAATGATGAATTGCGGTACAAGTCGCAAGACAAGATATTTTCTTGGGTTGGATATTTGCCAGACTACATTGCTAAGATTAACAAGAATCTTGAGGGAACACAATGGGTTTGCGAACAGGGTGCAAACATCCCACAAGACACATTGAGTAAGATTAGCGATGTGCTTGCATTTAGCGACAACACGATAGGTGATGCACTAAAGACCGAATATGAAACGTGGGGGATTCCCTTTGTGATAGACATACTATCTATTTCGGATGCACGTTATGCGCAAGGCAAGCGATACTTGATATATTTTGGCCAGCCAGCGAACGAAATCTATGAGAGCGAAGAAGCAAAAGAAGCTGGAACTCCATTTGTGTTTAGGTTTGGTCAAGGTGTCGGTTTAAAGAATAACAGTGCAACGCCGAGAAACAACAAGATTATCACACGATTGGCTGGCTATGGAAGCGAGCGAAATGTCCCGTTTGGGTATCCGCAAATTGTATGGGACGAGGATGATGATGAAAGCGATTTGCAATATCCTTTATATGATGGTATTGTTGGTGGCAGATGGGTCAAATTAATCAAACACCCATTCACTAGAAGCCATTTGATGCCAACAATCTATGCGGAAACTGTAGCTAGGAAAGTCAACCCAAGGGCAGACCATTATGACCCAGACACAGAAATCATTGATTATCACGATGCACTGGATGGGAACATATTTCCACATACAATCAACCCGCTAGCACCATCATATGAGATACACGAATTTGAAAACATATTCCCAGAGTTGGGGGAGAAGCATATCGTTTCTGTTCAGCCGATTAACGATGACTTGACTGATGCAGATTCGTGGGATGACTCAATTGATGACAACGGTGACTATAAGCAGAGTTATTTCAAATTGACTCTGCCACAGCTAGACTTTGACATATACGCATGTGCAGCAATTACACAAGAGATGCAAATCAACATGCGTAGCGGTGCTTGTGTTGGCTGTACTTTTGATGTGCAAGTTGATTGGGATGACTACAAGAAGAACTTCTATGATGAGGACAACAATTTTGCCCCTGATGGTTCGCAGCGTGACTTGACAAAGTATCCAAAGTCAAACAACGGGCAAATCACAATCATTTGTCAAAAGGACTTGAACACATTCGGCACGATAATGCCGAATGTATACCAAAAGCCAAGAGGTGTAGAGAACGAGAATGAATATGATGGTGATACGTTTGTAATTCTCGGCATTTCACTGCCAGAAAGCTACATTACAAATGCTCAACATAGATTGGATGAAGCAATAGACCAGTATATGTTGGAAAACAACGTATACTACTATGACTATCCATTGAAATTTGATGAATACTTTCTTGCAACACACACATATATCCTTTCACAAATCAAGAACAACACGATTGTTCGATTTGAGTTCCAAGGGAATATCATACCGTTGTATGTCAAGCAATTGACAATCAAATATGGTGATTCACCACTGCCACAATACAATATCACATTGACAGACAATATTGATGTTGTAATCAATCAAATAGCGCAAGTGTCTGGTGATGTAAGCAAGATGCAAAGTCAACTTGCATGGTTGCAGACCAATGTTGGCAAGAATCAAGGCAACGGCACTGATGTGACAAAGTTGTCTAGAGTGAATGATGACACGGCTAACGGAATCATCAACTTTGTCAAAGGTCTTACTGCTGGCAATTGGTTGGAATCATCTAGCGGTGCTGCCATACATCAAAATTCAAATGGGAATTGGGTTGTTGAGGCTGACTATGTGAATGCAAGAAAGAAGATTCAAGCGAACGAGGTTGAGATATTGCATAGTTCACATATCGGTGGCCGATTGATTGCGACACCAGCTTCAATGCTTGTCAGTCGTGTGGAATACATCAATGACTACGAAACGACATATCAGCGGACACCGTGGCAAGGTGCATGCTACAAATGCTACTTCAACACTACGGATGATGACGGTAATCAGATATACAACACGTTCAAGCAAGGTGACCTAGCCTATTGTGAAACATTCAACCTAGTGACTAGTAGTGATGGCATATCGCATCTACGGACTGGAAATCATTTCTATTGGCGCAAGGTTATCGAAACGGGTTCTGATTACATCATCTTGTCGAATGTGATTGGTGAATATGCTGCCGATAGCGACTATCCGTTTGTCGGCGACCATATCACGTTGTTAGGTAGCCAAGCACAGATTGAACCAGCCATTTCTCCCATAGACGGACAGACACCATCGTACGAACAATGGGAGACGGACACCGAAAGGCAGAATGCGGTAATCATAGCTGGTGCTGGTGCTGGTAATCCATTCATCCGTGTGTACAAGGGCATTGATGACTTCTATTTGCCACAACCAGATGTGCAGATTTCTCCAAACGGTTCATGGATAACAGTGAATGATGGGAACGGCAATGACGTGAACATCACCACGTTGATAGAAAACTTGCAAGAACAAGTTGACCAAGCAAAGGAACAAGATGACAGGCAGATTGTCCTTTGGTTTGGTGATGTTCAACCTACATTGGAGAATGCCCCCGCCGAGGATTGGGTGACCGAGCAAATCAGACAAGAGCATATTGATGATATCTACTATGACCGTGTTGACGGGCTAGCATTCACGTTCAACAACGATAGCAACATCCCAGAGGAATACACACCGATTGAATACCTTGAGATGGGCAACAACCAATACATCAACACGGGCATTGTGCAAGTGAGCCGTGACTTTGAGGTTAGGATGCGCTTCCAATGGAATGGTTCAACGGCCAGTCAGTTTGAGTCAATATTAGCCTACATGGCAAGCAGTGGCATCAACCCACGAAGCGGCTTCCATAAGTACACAGGGAAGTGGATGATTGGCACGAACAACACGACCACTAGTTCGGCAACCGTGGACAAGCTTGTTCACGACATCTATTGGACTAGCGACCATGTGACTCAGCAAGAGAAACTATATCTTGATGACACGTTGATTGCAAGTGGTTCAACGACATCTCAAGGCATCGGCACAAACACCATACCATTCATGCTAGGTTGCCGAAACCGTGGAACGACAACAGACAACCAAGCTATGGTTCGCATTATGTCATTGAACTACAAGGTGTTCGGAGATGCGGCACACGCTGAACTACAAACGGAATGGGATTTTGTTCCCGTCCGAGTAGGCCAAGTTGGATATATGTATGACACCGTCAACAATACGTTGTTGGGTAATGCTGGTAGTGGTTCATTCACACTTGGAAATGATGTGACTATCGAAAGGTTCGGTTGGAAACTTCTGACCGATACAGACGTGCTGCGCTCACTAGAACTTGCTGCTCAAGCACAGGACACAGCAGACGGGAAACGTCGTGTGTTTGTGTCACGCCCAACACAAGCCCAAGCCTATGACATTGGTGACCTTTGGGTGAACGTGACCTTTCCAACACAGTATGACTCAGGCATTACTATTGATGGTGTTGACTATGACTCGGAGAACCCGCTATACAACAATGATGTGTTGCGATGTGCTATTGCCAAGGTTAGCGGTGACAATTTCAGCATCTACCATTGGCAACCTGTGCAAGAGTACACGACAAGCAAGATTGAACAGACCGCAGACCGCATATCACTTTCCGTTACAAGTGGACTTGAGCGGACTGGCATTGACATCACTAACGGCAAGATTGAATTGAATGCAGCCAACACGGTCGTTTCAAACACATTGTCGGTGGCTCGATTGGAAACGCAACCAGACACAAGCGTTGATGCTTCGAATAAAGCAAAAGTTCAAATCAGTGGTAGCACAATGAACGTGTTTGGCGCAACTGGAATCATGAACATTCAATTTGGTGTTGATGATGAAGGATATGCCGTATTGAAATACTACGACAATGATGGATTCCTTTTGTATGACCTCGGCCCGCACGGGATTAGAACTTTAGATATTAGTTCTGAAGGCTTTGATTATAATGATTTTTACGAGGTGACACAAGAGGGGGCAAACGACACAAGTGACACATTGGTCACGCTAGGCAGGTATCACCCTAAAAAGATAGCAACAGTTGTTTCGGCTGGCTCGATTGCAGGTAATAACGATGAAATTGCCGCAGAGGCTAGTGGCAAATGGTTTACGACAACAACGTATGGTGCGATAATTTCAACAATAGTTGATAATGGTGCGCTTAATACATCAATATTGGCAAATGGGACATATAGGTTGACAAACGAAATATTTTCAATGTCAGACCTTGAATTATATGGGAATAATATCAACGATGCCAAAGCGGATTTAATTCTTCAAACAGGAATATCGCAAGCGCAAGCAGATGCATTTGATTGGGAACTTGATACTTCGCAGCCAAATTTTGTGCTAAAACGTACTATATATTGGAGAGAATATACTACCTTTGTCAATGGTATTGAACAACCAAAGCATATTACAGTATGGCAAGAAGAAGAAAACAGTGAACATTAATGGCAGTAACAGGAAACATATCATTTAAGATTGGGCAATGCACAACGGTCAATGGAAGGAATAAGCATGCGACCGTCTATGGTGTTGGGGGTACATTGACTTGTGACCCACAGCACCAAAAGTACATGGCGGAGATTATCGCCCATGCTCTTTCAAGGATGGATATCAACGTGGACAACGAACGTTTTACATATACTTTCCCTTTTCATATGAGATAAGCTATGGACAACATTGACAAAATATACATACCAACCAAAGCAACTGGTGACACGCTATCGGCGGTCGAGTTCAACAAAGTTCCTAGCAAGATTAATGAAATTATTGATTATCTTGGCGGGAATGACGAAAGGACACGACAGATAATCGCACAGACCATATTGCCGAGCAGCCAAATCCGTGTGATGACAACACAGGAATATATGCAGCAAGGCACATGGGACACACGAATCTTGTATGCTTGCGTAGATGATGGAGAACTGACAAGTATACACCTTGGATTATTCACCATAGCAAGAGCAGGTGAGACACCAGCAATCAGCGATGAATATTGGCAATTGTTCGAAGAAGGACTTTACTACACCAAAGCCAACGTGGATAACTTGCTACTACAGAAACAGAACACATTGACTGCGGGAAAAGACATCTACATCAATAATGACGTGATTGACAATGAGCATGAGTTTTTCACGAACGACCAGATACAGGACATTTGGAACAGAGTAGATATTAATTCGTAAAAATATATTGAACTATGGCATTAAGTAATAAGAAATTTTTGGACGAGGCTGGATTGGTTAAACTAATCGGCCTAATCAAGCGAGGAATCTCGCAAGCGACAGCAACAACCGTGCAGACCGTTGGCATAGCATCGGAGGAAGACACGTCACTCTATGCGAACATCAACATCGTACCGAACCATCCTAGGACTGGCAACTATGTGACAACGGATGGTTCGCCAAAGCAATTCACCTACTACGACACACATTATGGTGTAGCCGAGCCAAATACTAGCGATGATGATGGAATTTCGATGGTGGCAGGCCGTGATGGTTTGATGTCAAGAGCCGACAAAACGAAGCTTGACGGGATTGCTGCTGGTGCAACCAGAACCATTGTTGACTCAGCAATGTCAACCACAAGCACAAACCCCGTGCAGAACAAGGTCGTAGACACGGCTATCAAGGCAGCGGCCAAGACCGTGCGTCAGACATCACAGACTGGCTCTACTGCATTGCCCTTGTTGGTATCTGCACAGAGTTCTCCGACTAGTGGTAACAACTATGAGGCTGGCTATGATGCCGACCTTAAGTTCACACCTAATTCGAACACGCTCATCGTCAAGGCTGCGACTAGCAGTGCTTCGGGTGTGACCATCACACCGACAAGCATCAAGGTTGGAACAACGGCAGCTGGTGGTGCAGTAGAGATGACACCGACACAGGTCAATGTCGGAACAGCTACACTAACCTCAACGGCCTATAGCGGAAAGGCGACACAGACCGAAACAGACCTTGCTAACAGTGCTGCTGGCAAAGGTGCATCGATGGTTGCCTATGATGCGACACACACGGTAGCAGACAAGATTGCCACGCTGGATACTGCCATTGGTGCATTGAAGACAATTGAGTTCAAGATTGTGACTTCGCTGCCCACGGTAGCAAACGGAGAGACGAATGTCATCTACTTGATTGCCCACACCCACACCACGGCAGATTCGAACACCGCAACGGGAACATCGAACGCCTATGATGAATACATCAAGGTCAACAAAGGCACGGATGCAAATCCGACATGGGCATGGGAGAAGATTGGCTCAACCGACATTGACTTGTCGAACTATTGGAACGGAACAAACTTGACCGCATTGTCGGACAGCGATGTTGAGAGCCTTTGGACTAGCACCAATGCGGCGGCAAGCGCGGCATAAAGGAATATTTTCATGTTCGTAATTAACTAGTTAATCTGTGCATGCCCCTTGCGGCAAGAACCAATAGGGGCAGCACTTTTACGAAAAGGGATAAAATGAATAGCAAGAAATTCTTAGACCAATTGGGCTTAATTGCGCTTATCAGCAAGATAAAGCAAGCATTAAGCGGCAAGCAAGATGTTGACATGGTTGTGACTATTGCTCAGAGTGGCAATGCGTATAGTTGCGACACCTCGATTGCCAACATTGTTGCGGCACATGATGCTGGGCGTGATGTGTATGCCGTTTTGCCCCCTGTGTCGGACGGAAGCAGCACGAAGATTGAGCTTGTTGAAGTACAGAACTATGGCTCGGGAACAGTGATGATGGTGTCGTTCGGCGGCATCATCAACAACGGCACTAATAATGTGTTGTATAGCGTATCGGGTACACGGCAGAACAATCTTGACGTATGGTCGGTGTCACAGAAGACGATGCAAGAGAAGCTTGTTAGTGGGACGAGCATCAAGACAGTCAATGGCAACACGTTGTTGGGTAGCGGTGATGTGACTATCAATGGCTCAGAGAGGGTGACTGCGACATGGAATGCAAGCACAAGTGCATATGTAAGCGGAGCAAGTGTGGATGACATGTACCAGTCGTTCTACTCTCAGGGCAAGGTGCTGGAGCTGCATCTTGTGAATGGTAACTACAATGGCATGGTGCTTACCTGTCATGGTGGCTACACGGATGGCAGTGTGCGTCACATGAAGTTCAGTGGTGCAACCGATGACTGGATAGTCTCATGTGATGTTGTCGGAACTGCGGTTACGGTGACATACACAAGCTTATTCGACATTTACGAGGAACTCAATGGCAAGCAGGACACGATTGGCCTCAACAACAAGGTTGATGCTGACTTTGTGGAATACCGAGGTGCTGACACTAGCAGGCTTGGTAATGGGGACTCTATGACCGAGGCATTGCAGGTACTTGATGCGGCAATCACCAACCTTGGCACACCTAACGAGATAGCATCTATCACTACGCAAGAAAGCAGTGCTAGTGGTGGGAACAATGTTGTTACCATCACTGACACTGACGGGACAAGCACATCGTTCAATGTGAAGAACGGCAAGGATGGCAAAGATGGTGCTGATGGTGCTGATGGTGTCAGCCTTGGTGAGATAGCCTTGGTGCAGACCACTGGTGATAGCGATGAGAGTGTGATGAGCCAGAAGGCGGTGAGCGAGAGGATTGAGCGCACTGATGCCGACCTTGCTTCATTTATGCCTCTGCCTGATGGTTACACACCACTTGCATATCTTGACACTGGTGCTGCTGGCCAAGGAGCGTACATTGATACGCTAATCAAGCCTTGCAATAGTTCGTTGTGGCGTTTTGTCGGCAGTTGGAGAAGAACAGGAACGCCATCTGGCACTAATCGTAGCATCTTTTTTGCTGGTGCTAATAGTATTAGGACATATGGTATAAGGCAATACAATGCAACATTAGACAAGATAATGGTCAATGGCTACCAAGTTCAAAATTCGTATAACACTATCACATTAGAAGATAGTGGAGAAGTGTGGCATACATATGACTTGGAAAGGTATAGATTCACACTGGATGGGGTTGTCCATGAAATCAGTTCTACATCTGGCGGCAGCAATAATACATTAAGTCTAACATTGGGCAGTACTTATTACCCACATCAGTTCGGAAGATTTCTTGCTTACTATGATGGAGAGTTATATGCTTGTCTTGAGCCATGCATTAATCCGAATGGTGTGTATGGGATGTACGACACAGTAAGGGAACAATTTTTCGGCTCTGCGAATGCTAATGCTTTTAGTGGTGCTGAATCTGCTGTTGGAGGAGAAGGTGGGAAGCTGATTGATGCTAACTATCTGTATCGACACATCTCGCAAGGCCTTGGAGATGATGAGTCAAAGATGATGAGTCAGGCCGCAATCACAAGGGAAATAGAGGTTGCGGCGCATAGGTTTGATACATTCGTCCATGTTGGCGGCTGCTTGTGTTATTTCGCATTAGATGATTACCCACAATTCGACCCTAGGGAATGTGAGGGAATCAGTGTTGTGTTTGATGGTGATATGAGAGGGTTTGGTAACAATACCAATGCACCTTACTTCGTTATCTCGAACGGAAACTCTATCAGCACGACTAATCCAGCGTATGCCATAACGCAAGGATGGTCAAATATCTATGGTGGTATGGTACAGGCGTCCAATGCAGTCAACAATGGTTGTGCCGTGATGGCAAATCAATCAGTGTATGCGCACATGGCCATCACCCTAAACTTCAAGACAGGTGAAATGGTGCTGTACAAAAATGGTGTTTTGGCGACCAGCGTGACACCAGCCAACTATGACGAGGAATATGTGAGGGAGAAATTATCATCGTTCACACACATGGGCTTAATGAGGCCGACTAGCACTGTACTCTACCAGTATACTTGTGCTGGTGTGGCGATGTTCGGCCATATATTAACCCAAGCAGAAGTAACAGAGATATATGGTGGTGGCAACGAAAGCACCAAGGGGGATATATTGCCACAGAGTTACTATGGATATCAGACTCCGCCACATATAGTTCCTATCTATACGCTGAGAGGCCATAATAGTACCCAAAACTACACTTTTACGAAGGATGCCGAGAGCGGTGATTTTACCATCACGATGAAGGCCGATAAGACATACTTAAATTTCGCGCTGGAAATATCTACGGACGAGAAATTTTCAGGCAGGTGTAAGCGAGAGTTTGATTTTACCATTGAGTCGGGAACGATGAAATACACAAATACGCAATATAATGGGGCTAATTACAAAGTGCTAATTGTGACCGACAGCAATGGAAATGACGTGACCGATGAGACGCTAGAGATAGGTACATATCACGCAAGTTGCATTCCCGCACTAATTAAATCGCCTAAAGAAGACACAACATTGCAAATGGAACATAAATGGACAGTGGCAACAGACACCGTTGTTCGCATCCACTCAGACTACAAGCTGACCGACCTAGGTGCTGCGTTGGTATGCTCAAGGAACAACTACCGAGGGGCATACTGGGAACAACATGACGGGACAAAACTGCCAACAAGTACGACAGCTAAATACTCAACCCTGCCAACAACTCCACGCTATGACACTTACAAGCCTGACACCGTGATATACAAGTCTAGCGTTTTACCTCAGTTCAACGGCCAGATAGCTGTAGACACAACGGCTGGCAAGGTGTATATCGGTTATTTGACAGGTACAGGTGGAACATGGAAACAAGTAAGCAATTAATAGTATGGATAAAATTAACAAGATAGAAAGGCTCAAGGACGAGCTGAACGGAACAGACTATATCGTGCTTAAGGCATACGAAGGACATGATGTCAGCGAACATGGTGACTATGTTAGTTATCGGCAAGGACTGAGGGACGAGATTAACAGACTGATGGCGATGACTGACGATGAGTATTGGGAGGCTTATCCAGAAGAGAAGCCCGAAGAGCCGATTGTGGTTGAGGAAGAGGTAGAGGAAGAACCAATACCCGACAATGATGAAGAGTTAGTTAACTAGATATATTAACACACTAAAAAGAATTAGTATGATTAGAGAGTATTTTTGGAATTGCGTGATTAGTTTCGCAGCCTGCTTCTTGCTGGCTTGTCTGACATTCCTTGTTGGCCGTGATGGTGGTGCGGTTGCAGCAGCGGTATGTGCTGGTGCAATCTATGGCATCATCATGTCGTTGTCCTATTGCTTTGGAAACTTCTTCAGTGATGACAACAAGTTCAACAAGGTTCGTCTGCTTGTGATGTTGGCAAGTGGCATCGTTGGTGGTGTCCTTGGCGGCTTCCTTATCAATGTAGGATAATGTCAACAGACAAGTGGAAACACATGGCAGTATGCGCCACGGTGGCAATGTGTGCGATGGGGCTTATGCGTATCATCCATGCATTGCCCATCGTGGCCGTGCTTGCTTCTTTATTGTGCGCCATCTCTATTGGTGCTGGCAAGGAATATGGTGATTATTGTAACCCAAACAACTGCTGGGATTGGTATGACTTATTGTTTGACTTGCTTGGTGGTTGCGTGGGTTCTGCGATTGGTATATTACTATGGATATGAAGGGAGCGCAATTATTTTCGTGGACGGTGTTTGGTTCTGAGGTCATCGATGTATTGTTCGGTTTGCGGTGGATGATAATCTTCTGCATCGTATTGATATTGACTGACTTTTGGTGGGGTTGGGCAGAGAACAAGCTTCACCGAGAAGAATCGGCTACAGAGGAGGAGAGAAAAAAATATCGCTTCCGATTTTCGACTGCTGGTCGCAGGACGTTGAACAAATTTGTTGACTACACCACATACTTGCTGATAGGCTGTGTTGCTGGATTGGCCATAACAGAGCCATTGGGAATATGTAACCATACTACAAGTTCCGCTCTTGGATTGGGCTTTGGCTGCATTTTTGAGTTGTCAAGCATTATCGGCCATATTGCTGCGGTGAAAGGTATAACGGTCAAGGTGAACTTCAAGTCCATCTTGGTTGCTATAGCGAAAAGGAAAAGCGAAGCCCTTGGAGAAATACTTGAAGAGGGCATCGAGACGATAGGAACGGAGAAAAAAGATAACGATGTTTCTTCATAAGCACAAGTGTTAGTTATTGTTTGCTTTGTGGCGGTGATGTGACCATCGCCACTTTTTTAAAAAAATTGGATGAATCATGGAATTAAGATTACGAAGAATTGCTAAGAAGCAACTGTACACAATCGGTCGCTTGTATGTGGACGGTGTGTATTTTTGTGACACGATAGAAGACAAGGACAGAGGGCTAGACCAGCGAATGCCGTTGGACTTGCTCAAACGAATCAAGGTCTATAGGGAAACAGCAATCCCTACTGGTACATACACGGTGGCTATGGGTACTAGGTCACCCAAGTTCTCACAAAAGGTGTCGTATAATTTCACCGAAGGTCGTTTGCCGAGGTTGTTGAGCGTTCCAGCCTATGACGGTATCTTGATACACGCTGGTGTGAATCAAAACTCTTCGGCTGGATGCATCATTGTCGGTCAGAACAAGGTTGTTGGGCAAGTGGTCAATTCAATGGCCACATTCAAGCGTTTGTGGAAGGTTCTTGATGATGCGTACAAGCGGGGTGAAAAAATCACGATTAAGGTCGAATAGCCTATGCGATGGTATAGTTGTTCATCTAGGAAAAGAAAACGCAACACGGGGCAATTGTGTGCCGTTCTTGCGGTTCTATCCTTGTTTGTGTCATGCCGAACAAGATATGTAACACAAGAAGTCCCTGTCATGGTTCACGACTCAATCAAGGTGACTAGTATTGTTGAGCATCGTGACACATTGTGGCGTTATGACACCGAGGTGATAGTTGACACGATGTACATTGACACGACAACAATAGCTACGCTTGGGATGCCGATGTTGGTGAAAGAAAGGGGTCGTTATAATACAAGCGAAAGGGGTAGGTCAAGTGCAAGCCAATCCGTTGACACGGTTTATGTTGAAAAAGAAAAACCTGTTTTCGTTAAGCACACAGAAGTTAAAGAAGTGAATAAAATGTACTGGTGGCAGACAGTATTGATGTGGATTGGTGCATCATTGCTAGTCATTTTGTTCTTATTGCTGATATATAAGTTGAAAAAAATTTTGTGCTTTAAAACAAAATAATTATCTTTGCACTTGATTTTGGTTTTGTTTGATTTTTTGGGTCACATTGTCTAAATTGCATAGTTAAACAAATAAGGTTTATTTTTATTATTGAGCGACAAATCACACTTGAGAGTCTAGGGAAATTTTTCATAGCACACATTTTGCATACAGCGTATGGCAACAAGTTCGGGAGAATTTATGTTGCCATTTTTTATGCGTGTTAATAGAAAGTTTGCACCACACAACCAATCTAAATGGACTTACTAAAGTCCACTCTAGTGCTTACATCTCTTCATAGTAAATTTGCAAAGTAGTACTACAATTGCGAATTTAATCATTTTCATTAACAATTTAATCATTAAACAACTATGGCAGAGATTTATCAATTGCCCGACAACAATGGGAGCAACAATGGTGTCAGCGGCATTCCTTTCTCTATCCCTATCGGTGGTTTCGGTGGCAACGGCTTGTTCGGTGGCAACGGAAACGGTTTCAATAGCATCGCCGACCTGTTTGGGCTTGCAATCATTGCATCCATGTTTGGTTGGGGTGGCAATGGATTTGGTGGCAATGGCTGGGGCGGCGGCAATGGTGCTGCTGGCTTCCTTGCTAATCAGATGAACAACGACAGCGGTCGTGAACTTATCATGAACGCAATTACTAACCAAGGAGAAGCATCAAGAACTGCTATCCAAACGTTAAGCACAATGCTTGGCCAAGACTTTAACCTTGTGAATGCTGGTATCCAGAGCGCACAGAACACGCTGAACCAGATTGCAAACAATCAAGGCATGTCTACCTTGCAGATGATTAATGCCGTACAGGCTGGCGATGCAAACATTGCGAACACCATCCAAAGTTGCTGCTGTCAGACGCAGAAGCAGATTATGGAACAGGGCTACCAGTCTCAGATTGCAACCCTCAATCAGACCAATCAGCTTGGTTCACAGGCAGACCGCAACGCAAACGCAATCATCAATGCAATCAACGCACAGACCGTAGAGATGGACAACCAGTTCTGCGCTGCTCGTGAGCGTGATATGCAGGCTAAGATTGACACACAGGCTGACATCATAACTCAGCTTCGTGGTCAGATAGACAATGCAAACCAAACTGCTCAGATTACTGGTTATGTTAATTCACTGATTGCTCCATTGCAGGCAAAGGTTACGGAGATTGCCGATAAGCAACTTCCGACTGTACCAGTTCAGTGGCCGCAGATTCAGGCTGTAAACACCACTCCTTATATGGGCGGTTTCAATGGTTTCTACGGCAACGGCTTTGGCGGAAACATCGTATTCTAAGTAAGCGAGAAAGGAGGTATAGCATGGCTTGTTTTAACAACATAACAACCAATGCGGGTGGTATCGCATACTTGCCGTCCACAAATGTTACCGTAGGGACAGAATCTGTTGACATTGCGCTTGGTTTCCGCAGAATCCAACCAATCGGATATTTCACCGTTCGTTTGTCTGATGCAATACCAGAAGGAACGACCACAACATTGCCAATCACACTAACATTGAATGGCACGACCCGCTCATTGACATTGTTCGATGGGACACCAGCAACTGCTGCTGAACTTATCGGAGGCACTGGTGTGTTCTTGGTGTTCAACAACCGATTCGATGGTATCTTGCAATTAATGTCTAGAACTACGGTTTAATTTAATTAATCAATCAAAAAGTAAATAACTATGGATTTTAATAGTCTTGGTAACGGCAATCCGTTTTACATTCTTCGCAAAGGAGAAAAACCAACGCTCGAGGTTGGCGTTGTGAAGTCGAAATCTCAGCCACGGGCAAAGTTTCAAACACAAACACCGAATGTGATGACTGGCATGCAAATGCAACAAGTCATTGACATTATCGCTACAATAAATGGCCGTGATGAGACATTCTCAGAAATCCCAGTCAATGTAGAAATCGCAGCTAGAGGCAACGACACGTTTAGTGGTAGTCGTGAGGCTATGTTGCAAGCTGTTGATGCTATGTTGCAAACATCGAAGAAAGCCATTGAGCAGATTCCGTATCACAAATCAGTCATTGCCGAGAGCGAGAAGATGCTTGAGGTGTTAAATCCACGATATGCCGAAGAAAAGAAACAGGCAAGAACAATCAAGGCACTAGAGGAAAGGCAAAGTGCTACTGACGCAAAGTTGGACAGCATACTTTCTATCTTGCAAAAACTTGATTCACCCGCACCAAGTTCTATTTAATCTACTAAAGCACTATTATTATGGGATGGATTTTTGTTGACAAAGATAGCGAAGGCGGTCAGAGCCAGATGCGCCAACAGATGCGCCGAAATATGCGTGGTGGAGGCTATCGTGATGGTGGAAATTACCGTGACGATTACGAAAAGGGCTACCGACAGGGTTACAAACACGGCTGGGAAGACAGCGAAGACGAAGAGAACGAATATCGCCGACAGCGTGATAGCCGAGGCCGCTACATGTGATAAGTAAATTTGTTATCCACGTTTGAGGTGGTTTGTGGGTGGTCACACATTCCACAAATCACCTTAACTTTTATAAATCAAGTAAAAAATGAAACAGTATATTAGTGAAGGTCGTGCGATGTACGAAGATGAAAATCATGGTTTGTTCAGCAAGAAACTTGCAGAATGGGCTATTGGCAACATGAAAGTGAAAGACCCTACCACAAAGGAAATGAAGCCGCTGAAGGCTAGGTCTTTCGATGATGTCAGAGAAGTGCTTGAGCAAAACAAGATTGAAATGCCACAGGAATTCATGTATACGGCATGGTATTTGTTCAACATGGCGATGGCTGATTACGAAAAGTCGCTAAAGACAGATGAGCAGCGGGCAATGTTCGTTGAGGAGACAATTTGTGACCCAGATTGTTGTCCAGAGGCTGTTCTTGCTTGTTTTGAGGCTAAGATGTGTATCATGGAAGTCCCAATCTTTTGGGAAAAATACTTATAGCCTATGACAACTACTTACATTGATGTCGGTGGCGGCAAATGGGGCGTATTGCTGTGCTACGACTATTATTCTGTCGATTACAAGGACATGTGGGCGGTCATGCGGTCATTTGGTATGTCAGACAAGAAGTCTGAGAAAGCACTAGAAGTATTAAGCCATTTGAATAGTGGGATGACTGTTTCGAATTACGACATTCGGATGTCTGCCGTTTTTATCAGCGACACGACTAGCGAAAGTGAATGGTGGTCTACAGTCAACCATGAATTGCTGCATGTAGGTTCGGCAATCATTGATTATTACGGAGAAGAATTTGATGGTGAGCCAGCTGCATACTTGCAAGGCTATTTGATGAAGATGGTGGTGGAAAAGATAGGCACACCTTGCAATTGACCTAAAACCCACATAAATGCCGTTTAAATGGCTTTTATCCAAAAGATGACCAACTATACATTTGGACGAAGAAAAAGCCACTAGGATGCCTTAAAATCAATCCTGTGGCTTTTTTGTTTGCTATAGGCTGTCTACTTGTGGGAAAAACCTTTCTTGTTCATTGTCCCATATATATTTTTGCCCACAATGTTCACACACGCATGACAATCCCTTATATGCACTTATCTCTCGGTTGCAATTGTTGCATATTGCATTGTATGGCTCATGGACTTGGATAAAGTGCCGTTGAAAATCCATTGCACTTGCATCATCTGGCAAGTAAGGTTGGTACATCTTAAGCAAGTCTACAAGTTCCTTTACAGATGCGCTGCTTGGGTCATCGATTCGGTCACGCAAGAATAGGGCAAGAACCTTCTTGACATCATTGCTAGTCAATTCTATGTCATCAAGGTTAAGTGCAGCATCTTGAATTTCCTTTTTCTTTCGATATTCAAGTTCGTTTTTCAATTGTATGATGTGTTGCTTTTGCAGCAAGTCATCGGCACATTTAGTGTATTTCGGAAAATATTCCTTTTCGTTTTCCGAATCTTTGATGCTCTTGTATTCAGACGGTTCAAAACATAGGGCATATGCTATATGTTTCTCTTCCCCAAGTGCAATCAATTCCGTGAACAAGTATTCATTCAATGTGAATGACACCCCACGGCTCAGTAGAGTTTGTTCTATATCTCTGAATTGTATCATATCTCTTTAATTATATATCTAAATACATTCGCATTTTTCTTTTGTTGGCTCTTTGCCCAAGAAAGTGTCGAAAGAGGTATATTTAATTTTTTTGACGCTTGTGTTAAAGACGGGAAAACTTCACTATATATTCCATCCCTTGATGAGACTAAAACTTTTAGCGTGTTTTTGTAAACAGTATTTGGATTGTTGACATTTTCAAGCCGTGTACACCAACGAAGATTCGTTACTATATTGTTTGACACATTACCATCTATGTGGTCAACTTCTGCTTTATGTTCAGGATTTGATATAAATGCTTCTGCGACCAATCTATGTACATACTTTTCTCTGGAAGTTTTTTTGCTTCCGTTGCTTAATCGAACAAATAGATACTTATTGTTTTTTACTCTTGGCTTTAATATTTGCTCTTGACAAATTGCAGTACAAAAGCCACGAACTACCTTATGTGGCAAAACCTTTACCCTTCCCAAGTTACTAACCTGATAATAGCCCTCATAACCTATTACATCAAGCCATTCTTCTTTGCTACTATTAAAAGTTTTTTCTTCTTCCATATTCACACAACAACATACTATCAACTTTATTGTCATCTGGTTTTTTAGAACGAGAAGATTTCCGCAAATCAACCATTGGGAAAAGTCTCTTACAAGCATTTATAGAGGTTTCTTTTGTGTTTACTTCTTTTTTTCTAACTTCCTTATTTTTAACAATAATTGTTTTATAACTTACAACCATATCGGCATTTGTCCAAATATTTTTTTGCCACTCTTTAGGTGGAACAAGCGTATATGGTATCTTTGATGCAGCAAGAAGGCCTATAAGATAGCCCTTATTAAAACCGAATTGGAATGTTGCCTTTGCACTACTCCCGAATATTGGCTTAACATCTTCTATCACGCATGCGATATTGTCGTATTTTGAGCGTATCTCACGCATTATTTCACTTAATTGGTATAGGTCATTATCTGCAATAGGGAAATGCGACCACACACCATTTATTTGCACAGAAATAAATCCCTTTGCACCGACATCTATGCCGATATAACATTTGTCATTGTTCATAGTAGTTCAATTTCTTGTTCAATGTCGTTCAATCTTTCTTTTATTGCATTCATGATTTTGCCCCTTAATCCAATGTCACGGATATATTTCTTGTTCTCTCCATAACATGAATACACGACCAAATCGCCGCCACCTTGAACCAAATCAAATGCAAAACTCAATTCCTTTCGTTCCTCTTCCAAGTCTACGACCTTCTGCACATTTTCTTTTTTCATCGTACTTTTTCTTTAATGTCGATTTTGACTTTGTGCTTCATCCCCTTTGGGACAACCATAGTGACAAGAACTTCTTCGTCTTTTTCAATTGCTTTTGCCAAGTCAAGGTCAATGACAGCCTTGCTCCAACGGCTTGCCCATAATTTATCATGTGTGATTGCATCCATGATTCGTGTGATTGCAGAGCCGACACCAGCCGAAGTGAACGTGTATCCGTTGTGCGATGTAATCTTGGCTATGTGAAGATTTGAATACCCTGTTGCACGGCGGACAAGATACCAAAAGAAGCCACGAACCAATGGCAGCGGCATTGTGCGATTGTGCGACAAGATTTCTTCCTTTGTCATGTCACAAGTCTCGCACACAAAGTTCAATACATTTTCTATGCTATCTTTCATTGTTGATATTCCTTATGTTGTTTAGTATGTTTTGCTGTTCATTTGGCAGTCGTTCCACAAAAAGTTCCAACTTGCCTTTTTTGTTCCCATCTTCCCATATGGCCGTAATCAAATACTTGAACTTAAAGAAAATGAAATTCCCTTGATATGCAACCCTCCCATTGTTCTGTTTTTTTAGGTATGCTTCAAATTGTGGTGTTGGATTCTTTGTGCGAAATTCGTTTGTTTCAAAGTCATATTCAAGCAATCGTTTGCGTTTTATCCACAGCCATTGCGTCCCTCTGTCCTTGAAGAAAAAGCCAGTGATAGGTGATATATCGACACCATCTATGACTAGTTCGCCGACATATTCACCTTTCACTAGCTGAATATAACCTTTATTTCCCATTATTATGTTAGACCATTATTGGCATAATCAACGACACAAAGTCATCACTGTCGCTTGGATATACAAGTGCTGCTCTTGTCGGGTCGTTCAAGTTGATGCAAATCTCTTCACATACCATTGATGAAAGGATTGACAAGATTGATGCTCCGTTAAACCCGATTACCATTTCTTGCCCATTGTATTGGCAATCCACCTCGTCTGTTGATGACATGTTGAAGTCTATGTCTTGAGCAATAAGTTCAATCTTGTCTTGTGCAAAGTGGAAACGGATTGTGTTGGTCTTTGACGGAGAAAACAACACGGCACGACCAAGTGAGTCAATCAAGTCTTTACGGTCAACCTTTGCAGTGTTGTCTGTTCTTTGTGGGAACACGGCATTGTAGTTTGGATATCGACCATTGATTTGTCTGAAAACAATAACCCATTGTGACCCCATACGGAATTCACATACCTTGCCGTCGTTCGTGATTTCAATCTCTTCTTCTCCATTGCATTGCTCCATGAATGTGGATATAATGTTCACTGCTTTCAATGGGATGATGAACGAGTCGAATTGCGAATAGTCTCCCTTTGCGTGTGAGTACTTGGCAAGCATCTTAGCATCCGTCCCGACACCAACAATGCTATCTTTTGTAAAGTCAAAATACACACCGCACATTGTCGGATGCAATACATCGTTACCTACGGCAAACGCAACACTACTGATTGTTGAACGAACATCACCGCATTTCAAGAAAACAGACTTGCCTTGGTCTGTATCTGCCTTTGGGTATTCATCGCCATTGTAGTATGATAGATTGAACTTGCCACGCTTGTGCTTACATACCATTGTTGAATTGCCGTCAAACTCAATTGTGGCATTTTCGGAGTTGATAGACCCGATGGCTTGTGTGAACTTCTTAGCATCCACACAGAAACTGAATTCACCATCACTTTCAATGATTGGCAATGTGATAGTAACACGCACCTCATTGTCAAAACTAGTGACACGCATTGAATCGTTGTTGACTTCGAACAAAAAGTTGTCAAGGATGGCAATAATGTTCTTTGTTGCAATTGCACGTTCAGCACGTTTCAACATGGGTGCAATTTCCTTTGGATTGATTGTAAGTTTCATTTTGTTTAATTTTTTATTTTTTGCAAAGATAATACTATTATTTTATTCAAGCAAAGATTTTTTCAAAATAGTTTAAAATGGAGCAAAATCTTGTTGTATGAACTCAAAGTTAGGCTGCGGTTGCTGTGTCATAGGTTGCACATCTTGTATGTATGTTTGTACTGGCTGTTTGTCCCAATCATATACCACATTCTCTCCGTCAAAGTTTAAGAACCTTCTGCTTTCGCTCTCATACACTAATCCGCACATAAAGTCAGCTACACCATACATTCGGTTCTTTTCAACGGCTAGAACATTCCCGAAAGAATCGTATCTGCTTGCGGCTTGTGTGCCAAAGAACTCTTTTATTGCATGCAAGAAATCTTCATTCACACGATGAATGATGAACACATTGTCAACGGCATTTGTAATGTCGCTCGTTCCGCTAATGTCATTTTTGCGCAAGAATGTCATCACTTTTCTTGGGTGTGCCACGAGAATGATGTGTACACCATTCTTTTTTGCAAAGTCCTTGATTTGTAGAATCAATTCTTTCTGCTTGTTGTTCTTGTCACCATCAAACAGGTCTATATCAAGTGAGAACAAATTATCGAGTGCAAATACTTTGACACCTACTTTTAATAATTCAGTCATGTCGTTGAATATTTGCTCCCACTTTGTTCCGTATTCGTTGTTGTATATGTACAAGTTATTATCAAGCCAACTATCAATCATCAAGCCAACATCATTCGGCACATAGTATTTACCTATATTGATTTTAGACGGTTGTAGCCTTGATTTGCCAGCAGCAACCATTTGTATCCATGTCTTTAGGATGTCCGCTCTTAACTCACCAGACCACAATGCACAATGATATCCTTGCTGCACGATGTTTAGAAGCAATGAGTTTAACCAAGAAGATTTTCCACTCGCGTTGCTTCCTGAAAGGACTGTAACCTCCGACATATACAACCCTACAATCTTGTTGTCAAGTTCAGTGTAACCAGTCTTGACGTTCTCCAATTGTGATAAGTCTACCTTTTTGATGTCTGACATTCGCAACCACTTGCTGCCAAGTTCGGGAAGTTCGGACTTGATTTGGTATTTTGGCTTTTGTTGATAATATGACCTCGATTGTGGTTGCCATTGTGGTTTGTTGTATGCATCTGGTTCATAGAATTGGCGATACTCAAACCATGTCTTATCCTTGCAGTGGCTATGAAAGCACGAGAAAGTTATCTGTCCGTCAGAATTTTGGAATAATGCACTCTCCCACTCCTTCTTGCTACTATGTGTATCTTCCCAAGGACAATGCTGCAAAACAAACTTAGTGCTATTTCCCTGTTTTTCCTCTTTGTAAACAATACTATGTTCGCTTAACCATGTCCGCAAGTCAAATGGCGCATTGTTGTATCGCCTATTAGGTCTATTCGGTGCTTGCTTTGGTTCTTCTTTCGGTGCTTGGTCTGCAAGTGTTTTGAATTGTTCAATAGGAGTTGTATTTATGTCTTTCGGCACATATGCTATCTCGGACATGCGCCAAGGTCTATCTGCCAAGTTAGCACCTTTCTTTGCCATTGTCCCATAAAGTTTGCACAACCTAGCTTTGTTGAATACCTTTTGGTCGATGTCAACAAACTCGTCAGTAAACTTTGAACCCAAGTATGAAAAGAATTGCTTGATGATTTCTGTTGTATCGTCATCATTCGGCAAGTCAACCTTATATTGCAAGTGCCAGCCATTGCCACTTTTGCAAATTACTGGTTCTTGAAACCCATTACTTCGCAAGAATGTGAACACTTGTTGTGCTTTCTTGTGCGCAAGTTCGAATTCTTCCTCGGTAGAGTTTACACCAGTTTTGCGGATTGGGTCGAAATCAATCATCACCCAATTACGTCTTATGATGTCGTTGTCGTTGGTGGTTATCTTTGGTGACTTGACAATCTTTTCACTCTGTTGTCGGCCATAGCATGCATCATCAATTCGATTCAGCACGAAATAGATTTGTTCATCATCCATATTGCTGTATGGTTCAATTGCTTGAATCAAGTTGTCTATGGACTTGAAATAGCCGCTATATTGGAATCGTCCAAGTATGCGGACTTCCGTGAAAGAATCGTCACCAACAAAAACTTGCCACCAACGTTTTATTGTATCTTTGTCAATCATATCATGTCAAATAATCCTCTAGAATTGTCTAGCCGTTTTTGCGCTCTGTCGCAATATTCCTTTGATATTTCAAAGCCAATGTATTTTCTTCCCAACGCTCTCGCTACTTTTGCAGTTGTACCACTACCCATGAATGGGTCTAGAACCAAATCTCCTTCGTTTGACCAACTTAAAATATGGTCTTTCACTAATGTTTCTGGGAATACAGCTGGATGCCAATCACTACCATCTTGCCTTTGAGGAACAAGATACCACCAATTATTTCGCCTCGAGAATTGATGCATTGTCATGGTGACATCAATCGAACTGCCTCTATTATCACCAACACGGCTGTGTTTTCTAGTGTATGTTTTCTTGTTTGGGTTGAAAGACATATTTGGTTTGTCGTAGATTAAATTTGTTGTCTTTGGTTTGCCTTTGCTGAATATGAACATATATTCAAAGTTTTGAACGTAGCACAAATTACTACCTATTGCACCACCACCGTCTTTAATCCAAACCATTGTATCAAATAGATTAAAGCCAATATCCATGAAATACAATGCTTGCCGAAACGATGTCCCACTTTCGGAATAATCCTTTGTCGAGTCGCTGACAATCCATACGACAACACCACCTTGTTTAACAACACGATATAATCCATGCGCCACGTTTTCAAAGTCGAAAGAAAACCCTTTATAGTTGCGCAAATCATCGTAAGGTGGGCTAGTGACAACCAAGTCAACGCATTCTGCATCCATCATTTGCATGCCTTGCACGTTGTCCATGTTGTATATTTTATTCAGTTCCATTTATTCCTCCTTGTATTTTGAAATGTGTCCTATTCCCATAGCATCCCATTGGACTTTTATTGTTGTATCAACATTATTAATTTCACGAAGATAGTCAACAATTTCGGCCATTGTGTCAAAAGTGACATAGCATAGTGATGATACACCATCCTCATCAGCATAAACAAAATGCTGAAATAACGCCATTATGCGATTCCGTGCCAATTCCGTTTTCGCTTGTAGGTTTGCCATAGTTACTTCTCCTTTTCTCGTCCAACAAGTTTTTTATAGATGACTCCATAGGCATCGCTTATTGCATCCATCTCTTCACAATCATCACAATCAAAACGTATTGCGACTGTCTTTTCATTCCCGTTAGCCACTTCGCAAAGAGCGTATATTGCGCTTGTGAGCGTATCAATGATTCTTTGCATCCTTGCGACTTCTCTTACTTCGTTGTCGTTCAAATTTGCCATAGTTATTTATATTTTCTAATTGTTAAAATAGTTTGAGTTGTGATTGTTCTTGCTGTATTCTCCTTTTCGCTATCTCAAAATATTTCTCATCCTTTTCAATGCCTATATATCTTCGTTTCTCCATTATAGCAGCAACACAAGTAGTACCACTACCCATTGTGTTGTCAAGAATAATATCATCGCTATTGGAATATGTTCGTATAAGATACCTAATCAAATCTATCGGCTTTTGTGTTGGATGATAATCACGCTCGCTTGCGGAACTTTTCTGAAATGTTATTATTGACCTTGGATATTTCTCGTTTGTTATCATAGCTGGCATATCCTTTAATTTACCATAGCATCTATTTATTCTGTTATGGTTGCCACCACGTTTGTTATGATTGCGCATTGACCAATCCACTAGCTGCATTTGCGGATTGTATGTATGATAACCTGCCTTGGAGAATACGATTATATCCTCGTGGCACCGCAAGGGTTTCCTGTTTGCATCCAAAAATCCTGTGACACCCGCTTTGTCCCAGATTAAATTATACCTCCACAATTCTGTGTTTAATGTCATAAGTTTCGCCGTGAACATTCCTTGCCCAAACAACACAATAGGTGCTTTATCTTTACAGATTCGCTTATATTCTCCAAATAATGTTGGAATGTCAATAATGTTATCCCATTGCGCATCTTTATTATTGCGATTTAAAACACCATAAGGCAAATCGCAAATCACAGCATCGATTGAGTTATCTGGGATGTCTTTCATAACTTCCAAACAATCTCCAAGATATATATTATTTGGTTCTACCATAGTCTTAATTGTCTTGTTTCTTCTTCTATTCGTTTGTTTGCCAAACTAACATAATTTTGTGATATTTCAGAACCTATATAGTTCCTCCGTAGTCTAGCAGCCATTAATGCTGTTGTGCCACTACCCATAAATGGGTCGTAAATTAACCAATCTTCTTTTGAGCAACACTTGATGATATTCCCAACTAGATTTTTAGGAAATGGAGCTGGGTGTTGTGTGTTTATTTCGAAATTTATATTCCATACCGATTGCCGATATATCGCTTGTGATTTGTCGAAAAATACTTGCTTCGGGTCTTTGCAAATCCAATAAACATATTCAGTTATGGGTTGAAAATAATGTGGGTCGTTCGCTAGGCTGCTACCGCTATTCCATATTATCTGCTGATGAACGCAAAAATCGTACACCCATTTTGGAGGAATAATTCGGCCATCAACAATAATATCTTTATGGTTATAAAACATACTGCCATGCGGTTTAAGGACTCGTACACATTCTTTTATCACTGTTTTTTGCCAAGTTTCATATTCTTCCGGTGGCATTGCATCGTTATATTTGTCATACGGAATCTGCCTGCCACGCAACCCACTCCATGATTTGTCAGTCCCTTTATCCGTAGCGTAGGCATTTTTATTGTAAGGTGGGCTGGTAATAATAAGGTCTACCGAATTGTCTTGCATTTCTGATAACGTTTCAAGACAATCTTGGCAATAAATTTTGTTCAATTCCATAGGTTAAAAACAATGCCCCAAACTTTCAATTGTTGGTGCAAGCAACAATCTACTTGTAAGGGGCAATAAATATTGTAGTTACCTACCTTGCACATAGGTCTATATTCAAAACTTGTTGCAAAGATAGTTTATTATTTTGGAATATCAAATAAACCAAAAAGAATTTAACTATTTTTTAGAAAGGCACATCATTTGCCGTTGGTGCTGGTGCTTGTGCTGATTGGCTATATGGTGGTTGTGGCATAAATCGTTGTTGTTGCATAGGTTGTTGTGCTTGTTGTTGAGGCATATCAACGCTTGCAGCAAAAGCGGTTGCATTGGTAAACCATTTGCCATTCCACTCACGACTTTGCAAATCGAAAGAAATGTTGTACACATTGCCAACCATCAATTGCATATGCGACCACTTGTCATCACCGAACACATCGAAACAAATAGACTTTGGGTATTGGTCTAGCGTTTCTCCTACGAATGAGTACTTGTTTGATTGGTTGCCGTCACGCTTGCTGACAAAGCTATATACTGGCAAAATTCTTGTGACTTTTACTTGAATGTTCATATCTTTTGTGATTTAAATAAGACTAATTCTATCCTTCTGTATGTGTGTCCCAAAAACGGACACAAATCTTACTAAATTCCATATCGTATATTGCACGGTCTATTTGCTCTTTGTACTCATCAAGCAAAGAAACGACATAGCTTATTGGTTCATCTTCTCCAGTTGGGATTATATCACGAATATTGCTAAAACATAGACCTCGTAATCGAATAACAACATCATCAATTATCTTGTCATTCTCTTCAATCCCATCGTGAGGATTGCTTGACCATTTATAGTGATTGACGGATATATTTGGCTTTTCTCCGTTGGCTTTCGATTCTAGTAGTTCTTCGCAAACATACATGAAATAGTTCTTTTCTTGCAAATTGGTATATCCATCAATTGCATTGGTCAATTCCCAGCGCATTGCATTAAAGTCTACCATTGAATTGCATGTCAACCAAGCCATATCACTGATTACACGCCATGATAGTTTAATCTCTTTTTCAAGTCTCTTTTGCTCTGCCTTAACCCTTTCAATATCATCGAATTCTTTTAGGAATCCCCATTCGGGGTATATTGTTGTATACCAAGACATATTATGTTATTTTTAATGTTAATGTTATGTGTCTATAAATCCATGCAACAATGTATGCACTTTGCTATATATGCCGACATGTGGAAGCTTCTTTATTTTCTCAAAGTCTTCATCGTCCACACATTGCCGATACGATTTGTCAAGCACTGTCGGAATATCTTGTCTAGCTATCCTTTCATCGTTTACGCATCTAGATAATAGTTCGACTTCTTGTTCTGTCGCAACACAATGACCGTTTTTGTTTTCGTTGATAATATTTTCAACCCAAGTAAGCAGCCCACGTTTAGATGCAGCTTCTTTCAAACGAGATAGATAATAGCGACACAATTCTTGAAGTTTCTCGTTCCTTGTCATATCTGCGTTATCCTTTCTTTGATGTACAATTCACGAATTTCCTTTAATGCAGATAGTGGGTCTGACTTGAAAAACGATGTAGGCATGATAGGCCAGCCATTTACAGAGAACCACAATTCCCCACAATGCTCTTGCAATTGGAATAATTCTTCTGCACGTTCTTCGATTTCTTTAACCTTTCGTGCTTTGTTGTTGTTCTTTAAGTTTTCTAGAATTTTCATAATACACATTTTATTTATTTGTTGAACAATAGTCTACCGCCCATGTACACGAAGAACAATGTTATTGCTATGTTTATTGCAATCACAAAGTAATAGACGTTGTTGTCATATATATGGGTGTTAAAGTAATCTTTTTCATATAGTTGAAAAGCGAGGTAGGCTATCGCAAGTTTGTTCCACTTGCAAGTACGCATGGCAAATGATAGCACAATCATGATAAATATCATTTGTATGTTATATTCACAATGATTGCCAATAGCCCAAGATATAGGCTTGTTTAGAATCGCATAATCGTCATAGATAATTATATCATTCGTGGCAAATGCAAATGCACATTCAGTAAAAGAAATTAAGACCAAGAAACAAACAACAAATGGCAATGATTTTGCAAGGTTAATAAGAAACATTCTTATTTTCCTCATTCCTTCATTATTCATTTCTTTCTAATCTTTATCTTAAAGTTTACACCTACATCACGGGGCATTTGTGCTGGCATTCTTCTCAATCCAGCGGTATCGACCTTCTCGATATTAACCCTAGTCTTGTCACTCCTTTGGACAATTCTTGCGGATTGTTTGAACTTGATTTTACCCTTGCGTTTCCTACCTCGCTTTCTACTAGTCGCCATCGTACAATAACTCTAAATCATCTGTTAGGCATTCAACATAATTGATTGGCTTATCTAGCCGTATCGTATAACTGATGCTTATGCCATCATAATTGACACTATCAACGACACCTATTCCGACTGCAACATTGTTGCTGCTAACAGATACTCTGTCACCGATTTTGTAGTCCATCTTTTTCTTTTGTTTTTTGTAGTTTTTGTATATCTTCATATGATAGTAGTGGGCATCCATTAACCCAAGATTTTAAATTCGGGCAAGACAATCCATATATGGCAGCAGTACTAACATAATCGAGCCAATTAACAACATCTTCTTCTTTGATGTTGTTGTTGACTATATACACAATATCACCCATGTTCAACGAAATGAAATCGCCATAGCACCAAATGCCACCAACCTCATTGTTTACCCACCAGCCATAGGCTATGTCTTGATTCCACATAGAACAAAGTTGTGCAACATACTCATTGCAGACTTTTTCATATCTATTTCTGATTAAAACATCTTTCATTTTTGAACCTTGATTAAATAGCCAATCATCTTTCCACGGCGGAATGTTTGATATTGATAAACACCACGTTTCATCTTGTTGTATATCGTCATAGTAGACACCCCTAGTCTTTCGGCTAGCGTACTTGCACTTACCCATTCATATTGACTTACTTCAGCCATAGAATTATCTTCCAGTGCTTCCGTATCCGCCATCACCTCTTTCTGTTTTTTTCAATTCGTTAACAACGATGAATTCCATCGGTTCTGTGATTCCGATTTTGATTTGTCCAATCTTATCACCGACATTATACTTTGGCATGTTTGGCATCACATGGTAGAACACAGCCATTACTTCCCCAGTATATGCCTCATCAATCGTCCCACACGAATTAGACAGCACCATGCCAGTTTTCCAAATACTAGAACGGCAGCGGAAATCAATAGAAATATTTTTAGTGCTATATTTTTCATCGTCACAACGCTCTATTTGGAACGCAAGCCCAGTCCCATATCTGTACACATTCGGTGCAATTTGCTCACAACTTGTAGCAACTACATCATAACAAAAATCATTTATATATGTCTTAAATGGGACAACGGCATCTTTGTGTAATTTTTTAATATGTACTCTCATCATTTTTTCTTTCCTCCTCTTGCTCTGCGGTCTCCCGCTGAATCACTTTTACTACCACGGTTTGTTGACGATTTCTTGTAGACAAGTCCTTTACTGGTATGCGAAAGGTCTTTCCCTTTGCGACTAGCCTTTCCATACTTTTTATCGTGTTCTCGATTTTCACGCTTCAATTCGACACGCTTTTCAACTTGTTCTTCTTTCTTGTTGAATTTTGTGTCGTACTCTTTTTTCTTTTCTCTTGCTTTCGGGTGTGTCCGATAGTATTCAGTTGTTCTACTTGCCATATAAGTCCTAATTTGTTGGTTTCATGTTGTCCTCGACTTCTTGTTCTTTCAATGCATCAACAGTTTCTTGAATCAATTCCTCATCTGTCTTTTTGGGGAAAATTACTGTCTCAACAATCTCTTGGGTGAATTCTTTTACTTTGTCAACGTACTTGTTGACAAATTGCTTGTTCGTCATATCATCGGTGTGTTCTTCAAGAATAATAGAATTCTTGGCGATATTACAAACATAATCCAGATAGACAATGAACGATGATGCAGCGTTGTCATCGATTGAGTACAGGGGCATAAATAAGTTGTAGAACCAGAGGTCACAGAAAAATGCTACAGCGTATTCATTTGGTGCTTCCTTTTTTTCTTTCAGAACAGCCATCAATTTTTGATACGAATAGAATGTGTCACCGTTTTCGTCCGTGTACTTGCAATCGTTGTCAAGTGCTATTTCAATGAATCGTCTAGTGTAGATGTATGGTTTGCTTAAACCGCTGCTTGTGATATTGTCGAACACATGCTTGTGGTATGTTGTGCTGATGATTGTGTTGTCTTGCGTCACTTCAAGCCTCAGCCCTTTGTCGGCAAAATACACACCTTGATAGTCTTTGTCTTTAGCAACAAAGACGAGTGAGTTCTTGATTCTTCTTTCAATTTCCGATTTTGTTGGTTTTCTTTTTTCCATATTACTTATTCATTTCGTTGTAAATAACAGATAGTTTCACAATCAATCCCTCATGTGTTTTAGGCATTGCACCACGCTTAATGCGATTCTTTTTGTTGTATGCACGGATGAATGCCTTTGCTTGTTCATCGTTATGAATATTGTCGAAGTAGTATTCGTTGTCTGGGACATCTGTGTCGGCAAAATCGTTTTTATCTTCTCCCAGCTCAATCTCTCTAGCTTCTTCAATGATGAACTTTGCATTTTCTTTTGATTCTTCGTCCAAGTCCATACCATCAACATTTGTGTCCATGTATGTTGGGACAATATAAATGTCAGATATCCCGCTGAATTGTTCAAGCGAAAATACCTTTACGATTCTCGGAGCATCATCTATTTCATTGTCAAATGTGGCAACAGCATAGGATTGTTCATCGTTATCGTGCTTAATGATTGCACACCCTTGCGAGAACGATTGTTTGCCATCCCACTTTTTTTTAGGTATGCTTGGAATACCCAAGTATTGGCATATTTCCCTTTCGTTGTATATCATATATCTTTGATTTAATTATTTTGTGCAAAGGTAAAGAAAAACTTTGAATATTACAAATCAAAGTGGGATTTGCCAAAAATAAACATGGCAAACCCCACACGGAAAGAGCAAGTTACTTACTATCTTGTTTCAGAAAATTATCATTAAAGCCTTCGAATTTCTCTGCGACCTTCTTTGCAGTTTTTTCGTCAACCTTTGGCGCAAAAGCCTCTTCCTTTGTTGTTGTGCCATCGGCGATGGCATTTGCAAGACCACGCAATTCAACGACCATATCGATGTCGATTTCTTCAATCTTTCCTACCGACAAGTAATCAAGAATCTGTTTGCTGGTAACTCCAATTTTTTCGAAGTACTCAATCATTGTTTGTCTTGTTTGTTCAAGAGTCATAGATTGCCCGATAGAAACTTGCTTTGCTTTGTCAATGACTTTCTTGACCAATGCTCCTGGCACAACCTTGAAGATTGCATTTCTTAAAGCGATAGCACAAGCTGCATTTCCTGTCATTACTTGCATATCCTCGCTATATGTTTTGCCATTTTTATCAGTGATTCTTCTTTTCACCTCTGTTGCTGCTGCGTAATTGCTCTCAAGGTCATGGCAAACTCCTCTTGCCGTGATTGTCTTTCCATCGTTTGCGACAACCATTGCTTGAACACGCAAGTTTCCCCACGATGATGCAATGATTTCAGCCATTCTGACTGTCGGCCCCTCAATGAGTTTCCCTTGTCTGCGCAATGTGTAGAAACAAGATGCTGCAACATCAGAATCCATTGTTGCCAAAGTTTCGATGTCATTAAGAACTTTAGATAGATTGCGTGGATATTGCTTTGCTGTTGCAATCTGCACATCGATTTCACTTTTTGTCAATGCTGCCAATGTGTCCGCATTGTCAATTCGCATCACCTCAACCTCTTGCTGTTGGGTTGTCATTTGATTTGTTGTTTCCATAATGTTTAATTTTTAATTTTAATTTGCACAAAACCTTTTCGATTTGTTTTCTTTTCGTATTGTTTCTTGATTTTTCTGCACTTATATGGATGCACTTTTTCGTAATCCTCTAGATACTTTTTCGAATCAAAAGAACTTACTGTTGTCGGTTCAACAAGGACGATATTAAAGTCATCGCTTTTGACTGACTTTATCCCACGTTCCAGAAAGAACTCGTACAACACTTTTTTGAATTCGTCAACCTTTTGCTCTTGTGCTTTGATATCCTTGATGATGTTTGTCATCATGTCGAATTGTTGTTTGATTGCGGCTGGCAGAGCATCGGCATTAATTTCATCATCATCATAGTATACGTCCATTTCTTTCACATAGTCATTAAGCAAGGTCATGCCCATGTCTATGTCGAACACTTGCGACGGGAATGTGATATTCTTTAGCGTGATTTTATCAGGATTAAACGTCCCATCGTTATCGCTTGTGTCGTAATGGCACAATGCCATCTTGACTCTCCATTTCTTTCCCAGCGATGCAGCAAATTCCTTGGCCAACATATATTCAACATACAATTGGTTCTTGTATGTTTGATGTGTGACCATTGTGCTACTTTTCGTGGCCTTGCATTCTACAATACGAATGATTTTATTCTCGTCATCTTTCAAGAAAAAATCAATATGTGCAATCAACGACAAGTCTGACTTTGAATATCTTTTGCTGGTCAACTTGTAATTCGATTGCCAACGCTCATCTTGTTCTTTCAAGTCTGAATAAATCGCCATCTCAACATCGTCACCAAGTTGCATCGCTTCAGTTTTGAAACCATCTTTTGGCTCAATAAGCCCTTTTGCGACAGCAAGTCTTTTGCTTGCTGACCTTGGGACGTTCATTGAACTTGCAACACTGGCTATCAAGTTTGCATCGCTTGCGCCTAGACTGCCAACTCGGCTTGACAAAATTTCATCTTTGTATTCAAACATAATTCTATTATTTAATTAAAAATCTTCTTGTTCTTTTTCTTGCGGTGGATTTGGCAATTCCTCTGTTTTCTTTGTAGCTTTTGTCTTTATTATCTCAAAATCGCTAACGATGATATTTGTGTACAGATATGTATGTCCGTTCTTTTCTTTCTCGCTTGTATACAATTTCCCAATTAGCCAAATTTGAGAGCCTTGTTTCGCTCCTCTTGACTTTAACTTGGACACCAAAGTTGTATTGAATATAGCAACGCTAGACCATGTTGCCATAGACTTGTCCTTGTCTATGTCTGCTTTTGGGTTGTATTCATTTGTGACCATAAAGAACGAAGCCCATTCATTGCCGTTCTTTGTCTTTCGATATATCACGTCGCCACCTATCCTACCTTTAAGTTCAACACGATTAATATCCATAGTCTTATTTGTTTAGTTTTTTAAATTCAAACCCCTTGCATCCTTCTTGTGCGAAGTCAGCTTCTAGATTGTCAATGCCACGAAAGCACGGATAGTTCTTGCAAATCTTGCAAGACCTGTCGGAATATATCTTTTCTTTTTTACTCAGCCGCTTTACAGAATTCTTTTTCCTTGTTCGCTGTTCATCCATTTGTCAATAATCTTATACGCAATTGGCATTAATTCGTTTACAACTTCTTCTGCCATGTCGGCATATAAGTAAGATACACGTTCGTCGCCACATTGCCCATCTACAAGTTGAACGCATTGATTTAATTGTTCAGCTTGCATACGGAACAATTTCGCAAAGTCATGCCCATTGCTTTTTTCTTCACCATATGTTACTTTGTCAAAGACATCGGCAACCTTGTCAGAACACTCTGTTGCAAAATCGGCAGCAGCAAAACACAACAACATTTCTTTGACAAGCATAAGCCGTTGTTGTTTTGCTTTGTCTTTAGCTTTCTTTTGCATCATTACGCATTCGTTTATCTTTTGCTGGATATTATAGGCTTCTTTGTCAAGCCCACAATCTCTTAGTGTGTCACGTTGCTTTTCTAGTCTCTTTTTTTCGTCCAACAACAAAGCACCTTCAATCACGGCTTTTAATTGGATTGCCCTTTTTTGTTTCATACCTTATTGTCATTATATTGGTCGTACTTATCACTTATAATCTTTCTCCATTTCTTGTCATTTACTGCATCAACGATAAAATGAAAGACAAGAAATAGCACCACTATACTTATTAGTGACAACAACAAAATCCCTAGCGATATCAGCAATATATCCATAACTGTTTTAATTGCGTTTTAACGGTGTTGTGGGGTCTAGATGAACAACAACCCCACAACGGAAAGAAAAACGATTGTTGCCTATTTATTTGCGGCATTTAAGCCGTTTAATCAAAAGGTCTGCATATCGGATTGTGTCATCAACAGCATCTTCCATGTCAAGCCCCTCTTCGAATGCTTCTCTAACCATTTCTGGTAGGATGCTTGCGGCAATGATGAATCTGCGCTCTTCCCAATCCTTTGGTGGGACAACAACAAATTGTGCATCTGCTTTACTTTCAATTCTTGCAGCAAAGAAATCTTTTTCTGTTTTTGTCTTTTTCATAACAACATAAATTTTAAAAGTTAGACATTAGTTATTAACCATGAGTACGGCAATGACACAAGCCAATTGCAAAACCCTCTCCACTCTGGCAAGCGGTGGTGCTTGCGTTGGTGGTAGATGCGACGCAATGTCTGATAAGAAAGCATTAAGATGCGCCGTTGCATTGTTCCTTCTGTGAGACTTCCTTTCATCGCCACAAGTTCGTCTTCGCTTAAGCCGTGTCCTTGTATATGCATCGTGCTTTCGCTTGCAAGCGTTTCACGACCGATGCGATAGGTATCCATTTCAACCCACCAGTATCGTGGTGCGTTGATGTCAAGATAAGCTACTATGCCCCTTGTCACCTTGGCATGGTCATCACCAGCCTTGATTAGTGCGTTGAGCAGTTTCTCATCCTCCATGTTGATGTTCCCATCAACTGACTTTGGCGGCTTTCCGAATGGCAGATGTAGTGCAAGCATCGCTGCATCCCATCCAGCCGTGCCAATTAATTTGACTTCAATCATAATGCTTCTGTTTTTTGATTATTTGCAGGTC